CTAATGTACTTATTTGTAACTGTAAATCTTGAACATACGAAGTCTAATATGTTTTATTTGTAACTGTAAATCATGTTATCATTTAATGATTAACAATTAATGTTAACTTCTTTATAGACCTTATTTGTGTCTTCTCTCTATAACCTATTATACTATTTCCCCCGACCCATGTCAAGTATAATCGTACGTACATTCCCGCCAAAAAGTTGATATTTTTATAAAACAAAAGAGGTTACCCAAGTTACGTGTGAGGGCCGATGCAACCTATGGTGCCCCCCATACCCACCCCTCGGTTGCGTTACCGCGAGTACCAGCACCATTGTAACAGAATGAGAACAGAACAAGTACATGATAAGAACATACCAAGTACATATCACGTAAGTGATCACGAATATGTTACTTGCACCGTTACCATGCCTGGTGTAAGGTCATTTGGTCAGCCCATATAGGGCATGACGCGGGAAGGCCCACCAGGTGCAATCCCGCTTGCCACTAGTAGCACGTCTGCGCGTGTGAAGGGAGATGCTTGCACCATGATCGCATGGATTAGACTTCATCTGTTCCTGTGCATCTATGACCTCGGATGGGCGCTCGCCAATTGGGCGCTACCCGAGATCACGGAGGCGTATGAAGATGAGGAACGCTAGACAGAAGCGAACAGCAAAGCGCAAACTCGCGCTGGCCCTGTTAGCACATGATCGTAATCCGCCTATGGTTGCGAGTAAGGGCGCAATCAGGTCGGTGTGGACTAAAGCCATGCCGCCAAGGGCGCACATTCCCTTCCACGCCTCAAGCGTGCCGAAGGGCCACGGTTTGGCCAGATTCAGCGGTCGCCCTACGTCGGGTGACTGGGATCAATCTGCGCCCAAACTAGGCTCGGGTGTGTCTGATCCTAAGTCGCCTCGTGCGCCTAGGTCAGATGACTAGTGGCATAATAGACACACTACCAGGCTTGACACTTCAATGTCAGTCGCGGTAGTGTGTCGCCAGTTTTCAGCCCCCTTAGCGTACTTTGGGGCAAGCCTACCAGACAGGCCGCTAAATGCGTGCAATGTCGCCAGACAGCAACTGACAGCAAGTCAGTCGCAATCTGTGATCAGAAACGACGGTTAATCGTCATCCCCTGATACCTTACGCGCACACGCCAGCAATGGCGTTCCTCGCAAGCATTGGGATTGACAATGATTAGCTCCAAAACGCCTGATCGTCTCAGATGTCTGTAACGGTAACGTGGCAAATGCCATATTCCGTCTTGAGGGACTTCCCGCCTCAAGTCAGTGTCGCCCAGAGGAGGCGTAGAAATCTGACTTTAGGGGAAGCAAACTTCATGTCTCGCCATGAGCGAGGAACGTGCGCCTAGCAAGCGTGCCCGCCTCGCAATGTGGTCAAACTTCGAGCATGAAATTGAAGCGCGACCTTACTGCCCGCTTGATGGGACCACACTAACGGGTGTGGTTCACTGGCGGGCAATGCAGCGTCAGTGCTGCATCAAGCTGCTACCTGGAAAGGTAGTTCAGCTAATGCAAACAATCATCAATGGTCTAAAATTCGTGGTTAATGCCTGCATATGGACAATCGTTCTATGCGGGTGTTCGCCGTTCTGTTGGCTGTTCCAATGAAGCCGACATCTTACATCGTTCGCTATCGTGACAGCCCAGACGACCAGGTTCTTAACTTCGGTCCGTTTGTGTCTCAATCGGTTGCGGACTTCTTTCGGGCCAGTCTGCCAATGCCACTTCGCGGTGGTTTTGTGCGGACACACCCGCTTCAACCCTTCACCGCACAAGACGGTCATCTGGTCAGCCAGGTCATCAAGCGTAATCGTCAACAGACGGTTGCGGCGTGAGGTTCACCCTCAATTGGTAGCAGCTTCATCCAGCACTGACGCTGGAAATTGGAACCTAAAGGGAACCTCTACAATGTCCTCCAAACACATTGACGTTACGGGAATGTCCGCCGTTGTGGCGAGCCTTGCGCTTGTCATGTCGTCGGACGGTGTTCTGCCCGAATTGCTCGGCAAGGACGTGATCAAGCTCGACCAGGACGTGAATATCCGTTCACCTCTGATGAAGCTCGACACGGCGATCCACGCCAACGCGGTTCAGTGCATGTTGCAAGCCCAGAAGCACGGCGACACCTCTCTGATGCGTCGCTTGCTCATCGACATCGTAGACGACAAGACCGGCTATCGACGCCAAGGGCTCATCGCTTGGATGCGTCGGTTCAGCCCCATGGAACTGTCTGGCGACGTGATCAAGCTTTCGGGCACGATCAACGGCCATCCGATCCCCTGGGACATCCTGACGGCCAGTCGCACGTCGTTCCGCGACATCCCCGAGTTCGCCGAACAGATCGTTCTGAAGCCGCAATTCAAGGGTGGCTTCGTCGGTCAGATCGAGCGGGCGCTCAAGGCTTACAAGTCTTCGATCGACAACACGTTGATCGTCGACGGTAAGGTGCAAGGTCCGATCGACCCGAAAAAGCCGTTCTATTCGGGCATCCATCTCGACAAGATGGATGAGATCTTCGACGCGATCAAGGCTCAAGCGGCCAAGTTCGAGACCTTCTCGGACGAGACTGCCGATGTCGCCGCGGCTCGCAAGCAGCTGGCCGAAAGTCAATCGTTCCTCGACGCAAAGGAGAAGTCGCTCGAAGTCGCGACGGCTCCGATGCCGAAGGGCGCTTAAACCTGAACTGACGCTGCGGGAGGCTCATCCGGGTCTCCCGCAGTTGTTCATTTATTTGTCGTTCACCAGGCTGACAGCAAGTGATTGTCAGTCTCGTCAACCACAAAGGTTGCTGGGGAAGGGGTGAGTTACAATGCTTATGAATATGGGCAAACGTACCTACGATGCTGACGTCCGTGAGGGCGGTCGAGCATTTCGTGTGCGTGCAACAATTCAGCCGGCGGGCGTTAACTTGGCTGAAACTATCAAGCCGATCACTTACAACCATTCGATTGTCAAGAAATCAAAAAGGGGTAAGGGTGGCGGCTAATAATATGCGGCGGTCTATCTTCCCCCTACGTTGACCGCTGCATGCGACCTAGGCATGTCGAAGATTGCCACGATTGCAACGCCCCCGCGATTGTGGCCGATCTGGTGTAAACTGCCTGAGTAGGGGATGAGTAGGGGTCTCTTCCATATCTAATTGCCGTCCGGCGGCACTGATAAAGCCTATCCGCACGGCGATAGCCCTGAGCATGGCTATAAAAGGCTTTCTTTGTAGAAATGAGCACACAAACGTCCTGTCATTCGTGACTCGGCGTGCATGACAATAGTAGACCATTTGAAAAAGAGTGGCCCTAGGTTGCATGCGTAGTGGAACCGAACCCATGATTTGTGTGCTCTCTTGTACAAAGGAGGTGTATTATGTCCAACTAGAGAAGGAACTACAAATGTCAAACGTTGATCAGATTGAGTGGGAGCAAATCGAAAGCTCTAACGTCCAACAACTATATCATCGAGACGGACAGAATATTCTTTGTGTCCGTTTTAATAACGGTGGACTGTATAGTTACGCGGGCTGTGACCACGAGAACTACATGAACCTACGGATGTCATCGTCCGTTGGTAAGTATTTGAACAACGTCATTAAGGCTCTTCCCTATACGAGATGGGATAGTGAAGAGGATTTGTTAGCCTATCTGAATAGCTAATTTTGCTCAGTTCGAGCAGGGGAAAGGAAATATTGCTTCCTTAATCGGGGGGGCGACATCCCATGGACCTTAATCGCAACTGACTTGCTCTCTAATGCCACCGACAATGCTGTTCGGTGTGCCAATCAACGAAACCCCTCATAATCTGTGAGAACAATGACCAGCAAGTCAAAGACGACGACGACCGCCGACACGCAGCAACCGGCGGCTCCGGCCCCTACGGCCACGAACGGCAATCCCCAGAATCTCTACATCTCTGTCATGACCTTCAACCCTGAAGGACGCGACATCGGCGAGCGCATCGTCGACATGCACCACTTCGGCACTCGGAAGTGGCTGCAGGACCATCTGTGGTGGGCCACGCACAACGGCCACGCGACCGAGATCAACGTCGCGACTCCGGCGCAGGTCGATGAATATCTCGCCAACGGCGTCAAGGCCCTGGCCGAGAAGTTCAACACGGCCGCGGCCGAGCCAGTCGCCGCTGAGGCTGCATAAGCCAGGTGCACCAGGTCCGGGCTCTTTGGTAGGTTCGAGTCCTACCACCTGGTGTTGAAGTCCATCCGACAACTGATGGCCGACCTTGGCTATGTCGTAAAACTGGCCTCCATATTCGAAGGAGATGAACTATGAAATATTACTACAAAGGTCGTCTCCTTTATGATGAAGATGACTATCGTGAAAGAGTTGATGAACCGTGTCCCTGTAAATGTACAGACCACGTTGTTTATCGCTGGTGGCCTCATATCGCTGGCTTGATCAGAACGTCCGAGAACGGAATGATCGCCTGTGAGCCATTCTTTCACGCTGTATGGGCTGGTGAGAACTAGCTCTCAAAGAGACACGCCTAGGCATTTATCCCGCATGTCTGGGGGCGTGTATCAAGCGGGAGGATTACATGAAGGACAATACTGCTATGGTTAATCAGGTACTCTATACGCTGGCCAGTGGGCTGGTGCTCGACAACTCCGTTCTGGGTGAACTGACCGTCGACGAGACGACACAGACCATCCAGACCATCCGCGCCGCAGGTGATAAGCCCCTCATCGTCATTGACGGCGCGGACGCTTTCTTCACCCAGGCGAAGCTGGTGGACTTCATCGCTCACAAAGACGCCAAGGCGCTCCTGGTCAACGAGCAGATCGATCTGTTCAACATCGATCAGATGAACTTACTGTTGGGAAATCACCCCGATCACCAACCGTTGCCCGCTCAAGGCGGCGACGGAGGGGGTGAAGGCGAGGTTATCGTCGGCCTTGGCAAGCCTGCGCCCATCGCAGCCAATGGCGGCTACACGTACGCCATGGTTCCGGCTGGCTGGTCTGTCGGCACCCATATGTCGCTCGGTCCCACGAAGATCAAGCGGAAGCTGAAGAACGCCGACGGCGACGGCATCATGTTCTACATGGGTCCGACGGACTTCGAGAAGCTCTGGCTCTATGCCAGTAAGGCTTGGTCGGGTGAAGACTGTCCGCCGATCTACTTCAACACTGGTATGGGCAAGAAGCTCGCTCACATCCAGGATGACCGTATCTCCATCGGCGGCAACTACATTCGTCGCTTCGAGATCGAACAGGTAGCGAAGTATCGCGGCTGGCAGTTGCCCGCTGGGGTGAAAGTCGCCGCGTAACCGAGCCCGGCCGGCAGGTTTAGAGATGCACCAGTAAAGACATCTCCAAGCGGGTGAAAGGCCCGCACATCATCAACAATCTGTGTGGGGGCATAGTCCCATGAATCAAGTCTCATGGCTCATTTATTTGAGCGGCATCCTTCCGAACTTTGCGGGATGCTTGATCTTCATCGGTACTCTGATCTTGGTCACTAGCGGGACCTATTTTTGTGTATCGTTGTTTATGTATAGAGAAATAGAGGGATGGCACAGTAATGAGGAAAAGACAGCAAAGCTCTTAGCAATCAAGAAGATGCGTCGATGGTGCCCAGCATTAGTGGTCTTGGCGAGCTTTATGTGGCTCACGGCCGCTTTGTGCCCGTCTCAAGAGACCATACTCGCTATCACCGCAAGTGAATTTGGTGAGCAAATGCTTCATACCAAGACGGCCAACCTCGCTGAGCAAGCTCTAGATAGCTGGTTGCAGCGTCAAATTCACCCAGCTGACTCAGCACCACCAAGCAAATAAGGGGTCTTATGACCGAGGAAGAGATTGTCGAACGAACCCGCCGGCACAAAAAGCGGGTCGAACGTCGGGCAGCCTATTTGGCAAAGCTGACCCCCGAGCAACGCTGGCTGCGTGACAAGCATGTCGCGTGGGTGCGCTTCTGGCGGAAGCAGTGGCATGAGTTGATGAAGGACATCATCCTCAACAAGCACTTTATTCGCCACCAAGGCCACAACAATCTTCTGTCGCTTAAGATGGCGATGGCCCTCCGCGAGAAGCAGAAGATGCAGGCGCAGATGATGCTGCGTGCTCGGGAAGATGAGAAGATCGAATGGTCCATCGTCTTTCCCGCCACATTCCATGAGATCGAGCTGGAAGCACCGCCGGCTGACGGCGTTCCTGAGGTAGCTTAACCTTTCTGGGCCGGTAGCAAAGTGGTTAAATGCGCCAGACTGTAAATCTGGTCTCTTCGGGGTACGATTGGTTCGAATCCATCCCGGCCCACCACCATTTAAGGAGATTGGCATGTGTCATGACCCTTACATACCATCCCCAAGGCCAAGGGGGTATAAATCTTGGTCAAAACCACGGAAGAGGACTACCAATATGGCTTTGAAAGCCTTCAAGCAAACCTTCGGGCAAGCGAGCTATCCGAGCGACATGCGCCGGCAACTGTGGCCCCTGTGCTGCGGTGCGGCGATCATCAGCGGGTTCAAGAACGTGAACCAACTGTCGGACGACGAGCTGGTCGCCGACATCGAGGCGTGCGTCAAGACCGTTCCGGACATGCAGGTCTTCGGCGGCGAGACGATCAACCCGAAGTTCACCTTCCTGACCCTGAACAGCGGTCAGACCGGAAGCCCGAAGATCATGGCGGCGCTCGACAAGGCCGACTTCTTCCTGATCGGCACCGGCACGCCTCGCGGCGGCAAGCAGTCGTTCTTCCTGCGCGACGACACCCCCGGCAGCTGGTCGCCGGTGATGAACACCAAGCATGATCGCGTCACCGACATCAACGGCGTCAAGATCGCCGCGAAAGCCGAGGTGGCCGCCTAAGTCCGCGGGCAAAAACTACTAGGGGTGGCAATTTAACCCAGGTTGTCACCCCTATTTCGTGAATGACATTGACATATTATATTTTCATGTTATAATACCTCTAAGGGGTCCCTATATATAGTACTTATATATAGGATATACATATATAATACATCATATATAATACTTCTTTACCTTTGTTGTAAGAGTGTACGTCAACATTCCGACAGAGAAGGCCACTGAGGTTGGCAGCTAAAAATCCCCTGAGTCTACTTCCGGACGGTGTCGTGAAAGCGAACCTTCCCGAGTTCTTTAAGTCTTACCCTAGTCTTTGTGCAGCTTCCCCGTCTTCTTGGTTTGCCTGGTCGATTGATGAAAAGAAGGTCATCGCACACAATAACCATGTATGTCATGCTAATCTGTGTTATGATGGACCTGGCTTTGATGAACTTATCACTGCTGTTCCATATTCTGACGAATTGTCTCTTGAGTATATTCGTATGCTCATTAGGGGCCCTTTCCGCTCTGTGTCTGATCTAATCCGATTGGAACGCCTAGGTAACAAGTATTTCCTTCGTTGTCTGAACCTTGACCGCTGGCCTGGTAACGTCCTGATGAACTTCTGCATCGCCACCAGAGTTACGATTGAACATCGGTTCATTCTAGAGCCTTGGGGCGAACGTTGTGAGAAAGGGTTTGATCCAGTTCTTGCGTTTCTTCTTACATATTCGTATGGTTCATCTCGTGGCTATAATGGTTGTGCTTGTATCATTGGTACACATCGTTCCTTTGATCATTGGCGAACTGCACATTTCTGGCTCGATCCGTCGTCAAACTGGTCTAACATTCTTCAAGGTAACATGGTTGGGCTTTCTAAGTCCTTCAAGATTGCCCCTGAAGACAGTCGGCCTACCAACTGTATTTGGGGTGTCTGTAAAGACTACATTAAATTGAAGGCGATGACGGACGATGAGATCGCAGCTTTCTATACCATGCCGGTGCAGAAGCTCGAAGCTCCTGAACCGATGCCGCTTTCGAAGACGGCCCCGAAGAAGAAACCTGTACCGTTTCTGTATCAATTTCCCGCAGGACAATTTAATCCTAATATTTGGCCACAACCAATGCCTCAGTTTAATGCACAACTTCAACAACCAATTCACGACGAGGAGCCCATCCCCAATGAACTTGAAGAACAACCAGACATCGATGACTTCGATGACGAGCCGGATCCTGAATGGAACTAAGTTTCACTCCTTTCTAGAGAATGAAGGAGCCGACCAAGGCATGGCCAACCTGTTCACCATGGCCGGCAGCCAAGAAACGTCCGTTGAGAACGCCGACGTGATCATCTTCAATGGTGGTGCCGACTTGGGTACCATCCTGTACGGTGAACATCCAATCCAACGTGGCATCCCCGAGCAACCCAGCCGCCGTGATCGGATGGAGATGGACCTGTACTACAGGTTCAAGGGCGGCTCCAAGCTGCTCCTAGGCATCTGCAAGGGTGCTCAAATGTTGAATGTTCTCAACGGTGGGACACTGTGGCAAGACGTTAACAATCACGGTCGTTCCCACAACATGACGGTGCTGGCGACGGGCCAGACAATCTACGTTACTTCAACGCATCACCAGATGATGCGCCCCAACCTGAAAACCAGTAAGGTCTTGGCCACGGCGGACTGTGCCACCAAGAAGTATGCCGATCCGGACACCTGGAACGCCAACGGCGGCGTGTTCTATCCTGACGATCACAAAGACACCGAGATCGTCTGGTACCCGAGCACCGGCAGCCTGTGCATTCAGGGGCATCCGGAATATGTTCCCAACAGTGAATTCGCCACGTTCTGTCTGGACATGGTGGTTCATTATCTCGAAGAGGTGCGCGTTAAGTGTGTGGTCTAGTCGGCGTTTGTGGCGACTGCTCAGGCAGTTGGAAGGACGTTTTTCAAGAACTATTGCTCGTTGATGTCGTTCGTGGCTCACACAGCACTGGTGCAGGGTTCGTCGGACGTGGTACTGAAGAGTTTATGTTGGCCAAGCGTATTGGTCATCCGTTTAAGCTCTTCGGGGAAGAGGACTTCGAGAAGGCTATGGCTATAGCTCATCCTCAAAAGGTCCTCATGGGTCATAACCGCTTTGCCACTCTCGGTGAGAAGACAGAAGCCAACGCCCACCCATTTATATTCCCGAATGTTATGGGGGCGCATAACGGTACTCTCGATAAGTTCTGCATCAAGGATCTGACCGGTGCTGACCTATACGGGACCGACAGCCAAGCCATCTTCGCCACTATCGAAGAGAAGGGCATCGACGAAACACTCAAGTTGATGTCGGGCGCTTGGGCTCTGGTCTATTTTGATAAACGTGATCATACGTTGAACATGATCCGTAACGGCAAGCGGCCGCTGTGGTACACGTACAGCAGTGATCGTACAACGCTTGTCTGGGCGTCTGAACCGGAGATGCTTGAGTATGTCCTCAATAGACGTAAGAAGGCCATCCAGAAGGGCGACGACGGCAAACCGCAGTACTTCCAGCCGCCGTCTGACATGTTGTATACTTTCACCATCCCGAACCTTCCGTCGAAGAAGATCGAGACACCGGTTCAACGGAAGATCGAAGGGAGGACTTGGACTGCCTCCTACTCAGGCCCTTTTCACCTTGGGAAGAAGAAGCGGCATGGTACACAGATTACCCATCTCACGAACGGGTTCCAGGCTTCTTTTTCTGATACGATTATGCCGTTCGACAAACGGCCGAAGTCGGATAAATTTCGCCAGCCGTACAAGGATAAGTACGGTCGGATCGTGATCAAGAAAGAGTTCGACGCCATGGTTGAGGAAGGTTGTATGTTCTGCAACGCTAACGGCCAACACTGGAATGATTTTGTCCAGATCGTCGGACCCTACATCGGTTATCATACTCCTTATATGTGCGAAGAGTGTTACAATAGCGAAGAACAATTCGAAATAGCTCAGTACGCAATCTAGGAGATTTGGCGTGCATAAACTACCAGTACTCGTGGGTGCAGACCCCGAGTTGTTTATGAGGAACCCGAACAACGGGGAATTCATTTCAGCCTCCGACAACGACTGCCTAGCCCGTATTCCGGGTACCAAGTGGAAACCTTTTCCGGTTCCCCATGGGGCTGTCCAGATCGACGGTACTGCGCTGGAGTTCAATATTGACCCGGCGACGTCCGTTGATGAGTTCGTCGGTTACATTCATTCCGTCCGCAGAACGCTGACGGAGATGGTTCCCGGCTACAATGTGGTGGCCGAGCCCGTCGCTCGTTTCGACGCTGAGTACTTTAGGTTCGAAGTGCCGACGAGCGCCCAAGAATTGGGTTGCAACCCCGACTACAACGGCTGGACGCAGGGCCAAAACCCCCGACCGGACCCCGCTGGTGAGCCTTTCCGAACTGCCAGCGGTCACCTCCATATCGGTTGGACCGAAGGAGCCGACGTTGAAGATAAAGATCATTTCCTCTTCTGTTGTAAGGTGGCCCGACAACTTGATTACTATCTCGGTATTTATTCGTTGCTTTGGGATAAGGACGGGACTCGGCGTAAGCTTTACGGTAAGGCTGGGGCATTTCGTCCCAAGTCATATGGACTGGAATACCGTGTACTATCGAATAAGTGGCTCGATAGTGAACCTTTGATGCGCTGGGTGTACAACACCATTCAGTGCGCCATGGCAGACGCTTTCAACGGCGACTTCGCTGAAGACTTTTATGGTGATATGGCTCAACATATCATTGACATGAACGACATTGATTGGCCTGAAGGTCTTGTCGACTTTGACCTTGGGTTGGAAGATCTGCCGGAGGGAGTGGCAGCGTAGAAATGGCCGACTTCGATATGCTGGAAGAAGTGAATTCTAAGTTTACTGGCACCGTTGTTATGTATGATAAGAAAGCCGCCACGGTGAAGACAGTGGATAAGACTAATGATGGTTTCATTCTTGTGCTTGGCCTGCAAAGTTCCAGAGCATACAAATCTGTATCTCTCAATGATCCGGCGTTGGATTATAAGAACTACAAGATCGGTTACGTTAATGGTGGGAATTACGCCGGTTGGTGGTATCGTAAGCCACAGAAGCAGTGGCAACAGGGGCTTAAATCCAGCCAACTTGGTTATGTATTTTCGACACCTGGTGCTGGACCGCATGACAACTTCGGTTTCTCTGGGCCGTTTATCAAGATGCTGGAGAATATTTATCCCAGCGTTGAAGAGGTGAAGAAAGTTCTGATGGACGGTGAATATAGTAGCCGTGCTTGGCACCGAGATTTTGCTCTTTCCTATGATCAAATTCATGAAGACTGCATTCTAGAATATCACGGTCGTAAGATTGGGATGTCGATCAGTCCTGACCTTGCTAAGTTCAAGATTTTGTCAGAAGCTCGGCATCTTCAAGAGGCGCTAGAGGAGGCGCGATACAATGTACACCCATAAGATGAACCTTATGGATAAGCTTGCTGTTCACATGCCCATTCAACAGAATGCAATGGATTATGCCGACGCATACGGCATTGAGATGGAGATCGAAGGGGCTAATATCCTCAAACCCCCAATTGAAGTGATGCAATACTGGACCACTACAAAGGACGGTTCACTTCGCATCAAGAACCCTGGTGATGAGGCGATCGAATATCTATTCCGTATGCCATTCGGTCCGGCCCAGACTGAAAAGGCTATCGGCTATTTGTTTGCATATTTGAACAGCCCCGGTGTTACGGTGTACGAATCATATCGCACATCTATTCACGTTCATGTCAATTTTGCAATGGAAGAATACCGTACCATCTATAATTTCATCTGTCTCGCACTTCTGTTTGACGAACTTCTGGTGTCTCAGAACGGTGAACACCGGGTTGGCAACAACTTCTGTCTGCGCGCCAAGGACGCAATGGGTCAACTTCAAGAGTTGATGTCCAGTGTGAATAATGGCCACGGTTTCTTTGATATAAACCAGAACCATCGTTATAGTTCAATCAACTTTGCCAGCCTGATGAAGTACGGAACCATCGAGTTCAGATCGCTGGAGTGCACCACGCATGAAGGCCGTCTGATGCACTGGATCGGTACTTTGCAGGCTCTGAAGAACAAGGCTAAGATCTTCAAGAACCCGACCGAGATCATCCAAGCATTTAGCGGTCTCGGACCTGAGGCTTTCCTTAAGGATGTTCTTGGTCCATATGCTGCCAAGTACGTTGCTGTTGAAGGTGCAACCGACATGCTCTTCAATGGTATGCGTATTGCCCAGGACTTCGCTTATTGTTCCGAATGGAACGAATTCACGGCTGAAGAACTCACCAATGGTGCGAAGCCAAAGATCATTAACAAGAAAAAGGACCCTTACGGATGGTAATCTGGGTTTATACCGCTGGCCGTGCCAGTGAAGGTGCCTATGCGTTGGCACACGAAGCTGGCTTCAAGCGGATGACGCTTGGCAAGGGTGTCAAGAGCGGCGACATCATCGTTAATTGGGGTGTGGGTGATGACACCAAGTTTCCTGAACTAGAGAAGGACTTCACCCTTTTCAACTGCCCGGACGCTGTCGTACGCGCAGTCAATAAGCGCACGGCCTTCAAGATTTGGGCCGGACACAATGTTCAGACAGTTCCGTGGACCGCAAACAAGGCGATCGCACAAGGCTGGCTCGACACTGGTTGTACGGTTATTGCCCGAAAGATCTTGACAGGTCATGAGGGAAATGGTATTGTTGTTATAGAGAAGGGTGAGAAGTTGATTGACGCCCCGCTTTATTCCAAGTATGTTTTCAAGGTGCGTGAGTTCCGGGTGCATGCCACACGGACGCAGGCGTTTGCATCTCACATGAAGATCAAGGACCCCAAGCAAGCTGGTCCACCCAAGACTTGGAAGGTTCGCAGCTATGCAAACGGATTCATTTTCCAACGCAATAATGTCCCTGCATCCGCCGCCCGAGACGCTTTGGCCGTTCAAGCCGTCGAGGCCCTCGGTCTGGACTTCGGCGCTGTCGACATCATCGAAGACAAGTTCGGCAATTTTTACGTACTTGAGGTCAACACTGCTCCGGGTATTGAAGGGCAATCTACCGGAGCCTATGCCGCTGCCATCAAGGACCTTGTATATGCCATCGCGCATGCTTAAGATGCGGCACGACTTCCCTGCGTACATGGAGAACCGTCTGGTTCAGAAGTGGAACTATGCGGTGGACAAGCGCGTGTGGAAGGATTGCATTATATTCAAGAAGTCTTATATCTCCGACAAGGAGTCTAAAGATCCGCTTGCTGGTGTTCGTTCAACTATTCGAGCGTCAGCGAACGACACTGTTGGACCAGTAAATCTTAACAGTCATCGTGATGAACTTTCGGCGTACCAGAAGAGGACACTGGAACGTCGGTGTGATAACATTGTGAATCATTTCCCCGACCCGTACAGTGCGGTAATACCCATCCGTATACGTCTTCACAATGTTGCTCAGGCGCTGATGCCCCTTGAGCGAGCCTTCATTGAAGAATTTATGGAAGAGAATTTTCCACTTACGCTAGTTGAGGCCAAGTGAATGCATTGTGCGATCTGCGATAAAGACGACGATCTTGTTTCTATTAAGCCAAATGATATTTGTTCTCAATGCCAAGCAATCATACAAGAAGCTCTAGAAGAGTTCGACCAGGAGCCGGAAACTGAAGGTTCTACTGAACTGGATTACGCCGAAGACGGATGAGAAGATCGCCTATATGGCGAGAGTTTCAAATCCAACGGCGAAGCCCGAAGACCCCGCTACAAAGCTTATTGCTTATCTTTTAGGCCATAAACATTGGTCGCCGTTCGAGATGGCGTGCATGTGTGTCGAGATCTATACAACTCGGGACATTGCACGCCAGGTACTTCGACATCGTTCCTTCCACTTTCAAGAGTTTAGCCAACGCTACTCTGTGGTAGATGAAGATCCCGAGTTTGCTGACGCTCGGATGCAAGATCACAAAAATCGTCAGAACTCCATCCCCGTTGAAGACGAATATATCTCCAAGGAATGGGCAGCCCTCCAGAATTGGGTCTGGGATGTCTGTTGGTTTGCGTATCAGTCTGCGCTGCGACTTGGTATCGCCAAGGAGCTTTCGCGTAAACTCTTGCCAGAAGGGCTCACTCGGACGCGGATGTACATGCAGGGCACAATTCGTGACTGGCTGCATTATGTCTCAATCCGGGCCGGTACCGAGACTCAAAAAGAGCACCGCGAAGTTGCCAATGCCATCCTTGAACTTATGTGGGATCACGCACCCATTACCACTCAAGCTGCAACACAGGCAGGTGTGTTACCAGAGAAGATCAATCTGGAGCCCATTAGTACAGGAGACCGGACTTAATGTACCCACTCATGGGAAACGCTACGCGGGCCATTAACTCGGTCCGAAATCTTCAACGCACTTTCAATCGGCAACATCGCCGACATCTCATGCTGGACGTCTGGAGCCAAGTTCTCGGTGCACGCCAATGAAGGTACTATTTCTCGACATTGACGGCCCGATGATTCCCGGCCGGGCGTACGACATGCCTGGACAGACACGACCAACGGTGATGAACTTCGATCAGTGTGCCGTCGGTATGCTGAATACATTCTGTGGTCGCTGGGGTTGGCGCATCGTTCTTCATACTAGCTGGGTGAAAATCCTTGGTGGTAAGGAGACATACGATCACTGCATCAAGCAAGGTCTGGACCCTCAGTACTTTGCCAAGGACGCTTGGTGTGACGAAGACATCAACTGGCGTTACAGTCGTGTGGCGAAGTATCTGGAAACTCATCCAGAAATCAATCACTACTTGATACTGGACGACGAACCGTATCAAGTGGACTTCCGCGAAGGTATTGAACATCCTTCTGACATGAAGGATCATCTAGTGTTGGTCAGTTTTGAAGATGGGATCACCACAGACATTATGTATCAACTAGGGGATAAGGATGCTGGGACCATCCCACTCATCTTCCATTAAGTCTGAAGAGTTTATCAAAGGTTACAACGCATGTGCCGTCGGTATCTCGCGTCCTCACAACCCTTATCTGGCCGGTCAACCGTGGCTCTGGGAGTTTCCACCTAAGAACTGGAAACAGAATTCAGACGACTGGCACGACGGTTGGAACACTCGCTTCTATGGCGAGAAGATCTATGAAGGAGAACCAGACCCTTGAAAATTCCCTTAGAGTATCGTAAAGAATCTCAATACCCATTTGATGCCAATATTGATTGGTCTATTGACAAGGGTTGGCACGGTTGGGGTTGGGAAGACGAGACAGAACGATGGGAGATTACCTGCTCTCATTGGGGTCTGTACTATATTCAAACGGACGCGGGTGGCTAAAACCTGGGTTTGTGCTGATCACCATTTTGGCCACAGAAATATTCTTACGTTTTTACGGGACGACGGAACCCCGCTTCGTCCGTTCACGACTATTGAGGAGCACGATGAAGAAATCATCGCAAGACACAACGAACTCGTGGCCCCTGAAGATCGGGTCTACCTTCTTGGCGACGTGTGTATTAATCGCCGGAATTTGTTTCTACTCGGTCGCCTTAAGGGCCGGTTAGTACTTGTCAAAGGCAACCATGACATCTTCAAACTCAAGGATTACCTCCCCTGGTTTGATGACATTCGATCCTATGTCGTCCAGAAAGATCATGAGGGGAACAAAGTCATTTTGTCGCATATACCCATTCATCCAGAGTCCGTTGGCAGGTTTGGAACTAATATCCACGGGCATACCCACTATCAATCCGTTGACGATGAGAGATATGTCTGCGTAAGTCTTGAACATACGGACTACAAGCCAATCCAAATTCACGAAGCACTTGCCTTGCGAAAATCCCGAGTGCGGCAGCAGCGACGCTAATTCGCTGTACGACGATGGTCACACGTATTGCTTTTCGTGTGGCATAACCACATACCCAGATGGAGAAGACAAGAATGACCGACGGTTGACAGGCGAACTAACTGCACTCAAAACCAATTTCGTTGAACTAACTGATCGTAAGATTTCCCGTGCCACAGCGGAGAAGTACGGTGTGTGGCGAGATGGCGGAACGACGTACTTCCCATATTACAATGACGGAAAACACCTTGCAAATAAGGTCAGGTATCCGGACAAAGAGTTCTCTGTTCAAGGCGATCTTAAACATTCAGGGCTATTCGGTAGCAACCTATTCCCTCCCGCAAGTGCGAAGTTTGTTACGCTTGTCGAGGGCGAGTACGACGCACTGGCTGCTTTTGAGCTTGTTGGTTCGAGATGGCCCGTCGTCTCTGTCCGGAATGGAGCGGATGGCGCTTGCCGGGATGTGGCCGACAATTTTGAATACCTCAACAGCTTCCCAAGCATTGTGGTGTGCTTTGACAAGGACCAAGGTAAGCTAAATGCCAAGGGTGAGATACGTTACCCCGGGCAGGAGGCGGCTGTCGCTGTGGCGGGGATGTTCCCAATCGGCAAGGTTAAGGTTCTTACTCTTGCAGACGGCAAAGACGCGAACGACTATCTTAAGAGCGGTAAGCGCGAGCAGTTTAACCGTGAGTGGTGGGCTGCGCCTAGCTTTACTCCGACGGGTCTTAAACTCGGGCGTGACATGTGGTCAGAAATATCTGAACGGAAGTCATATGAGACAGTTCCGTATCCCTGGGACGATCTTAACAATCAGACTTATGGGATTCGGCTCTCCGAGTTCGTGGTCGTCACCGCCGAAACCGGTGTGGGCAAGACATCTGTCCTTAAAGAGATTGAGTTTAATATTAGAAAAGTATCACCGGATGCGGGTATCGGGCTTCTCCACTTGGAGGAAACGAATGGCGACACTGCACTCGGCTTGATGTCCATTGAGGCGAATCTCCCCTTGCATCTCCCAGATGTGAGGGAATTCGTCAAGCCTGAAGAAATGCGTGGATACTTCGATAAGGTAATCGATACCGAGAAGATCGTTTTGTATGATCATTTCGGGTCTAATTCTATCCAAGAAATCCTTAATAAAGTACGACATATGCACAATCTCGGATGCAAGTACATCATCCTTGATCACCTTTCTATTGTGGTGTCTGATCAAAGCGGTGACGAACGCAAGCAACTAGACGAGATTGCTACTAAACTTAAGACTTTGTGTATGGAATGTAATCTGGCTATTATTGCAGTTATCCACGTCAATCGGCAGGGTCAAATTAGGGGCACTGCTGGCGTGGAACAACTGGCTAACATTGTAATCAAACTTCATAGAGAAAAGCTCTCCGAAGACTCATGGAGACGCAACGTAGTCAAGCTAGTCGTGGAAAAGAATAGATTCTGCGGCAGGACTGGTCCGGGTGCCTATTTGTGGTATAACCCCGACACTGGGCGACTTAACGAACTGACTAAAGAACAGATCGCAGCATACAATAGCGGAGGTAACGCACCTGACCACCAATGGTAAGGGGAAGGTAACATGGGGTAAGAAAGCTGGGTTATCTGGTCCTCGACGATTTAGGATCTACCAGGAAACTCCAGAAGAGACTATTATTCGTTCCGTTGAGTATGTTAAACGATTCGGAAATTCATCCTATCCAGCACGTTTGATAGATAAACTCCTTTTAGACAACGGTATCACTACTGAAATACCTTCCTGACCCTAATGACTGGCACAAATACTGGTATATTGACATTGAGACAAACAGTCTAACACCCGATACTATCTGGATGATGTGCGCCAGCCGGATGGATCAAGAGACGGTGCACAGCTTTGTAGGCCATGAGGCAGTTTGGAGGTTCTTTGACGAACTTCGCGGGAGTGACGTTTACTTTGTCGGGCATAATGCGATCAGTTTTGATGGCCCTGTCACGAGCAAGCTTGTTCAGGGTTTTGCTGACACTTCTAATATTGTTGATACTCTGGTTCTGTCTTACCTGTACGATCCCGCTCTTGTTGGTGGTCACAGTCTGGAAGCTTGGGGTGATCGTCTCGGAGACCCTAAAGGTGACTTTAGTGACTGGTCTGGCTACAGTCCGGAGATGGATTCTTATTGCCAGCAAGACGTAAAGCTTGGTAAAAAGGTCACACGAGCCTTGTGGGCACGTATGCGGCGTATGGGATTCAGTGAGAAATCCTGTGAGATCGAACATGAAATCAGGGTAGTAGTAAATGAACAACAGCGAAACGGATGGTACTTTGACATCCCAGGGGCGCAATCTCTCGTATCTCAACTTAGATTTGAACAAGCAGCTCTCGAAGGCCCTATACTTGATCTCTTTCCACCACGACTTGAAGTGCAAGGCACGTATATCCGGCGAACTACGAAAGGCGGAGAAGACTTTGCAAGCTACGATAAACACGTTGCAAAGTATCCAGAACTTCGTGACAATGGAGACGGAACCTACAGCACTCTCGACTGGGAATCTTTCAACCTTGGCAGCCCGAAACAAAGAGTTGCAAGGCTTCTAGAACTTGGCTGGGAACCTCAGAATTTCACAGAAAAAGGTTTCCCAAAAGTTGATGAAGAAGCACTCGTCAGTTTTGCTGAAACGTCTGGTAGACCAGAAGCGCAAGCCCTTGCAGATTGGCTCGTCTTACAGGGGCGTGCCAGTATGGTTGACGGATGGCTGAACAACGTCAACTACGACGATCACTGTATGCATGGTTTTATTCTGACATGCGGTGCTACGACTCGCCGAATGATCCACAACAGCCCCAACACGGCCAACATCCCGAAGGCCAAGAAGAAAGTAAAGTATGGCATTGAGTGTAGACAGCTTTGGCAATGTAGGCCCGGACGAAGAGAAGTTGGCTATGATGCCAGCGGGCTTGAATTGCGTTGCTTTGCTGAGTATCTTGCAAATGATGAAGCCACCATTCTCTTCACAACAGGCGACCCACATCTCGTTAACACTAGAAACCTCGATCTCCCAGATGAAATGCGTGATCTCACCGTCAAAAACGGTCTCTACTGCTATCTCTATGGTGGTGGAGATGGAAAACTCGGGGTCACGCTTAGGCCTGAGCTTCGAGGGGACGACGCTAGAAGATATGGCAAATGGGCTCGTGAACGCCTTGAAAAAGGTACACCCGGACTTGCTAAGCTTACAAGTTCTATTCAAGATGAGTTTCGAGGAAATGGCGGACTATTGCGCACCATTGATGGGGGATTTGTCCGGTGCCATTCCCAAAACGCTAGTCTCAACTATAAACTACAAAGCGCCGGTGCGATCCTGATGAAGAAGGCAGCAATCTTTGCAAGAAACGAAATATACCGGCGTGGACTCGATGGGTTCTATGTGGGTAATATCCACGATGAGGGGCAACTTGACTGCTCTGCACGAGATGCCGAGGAAATCGGAAAGGTATGTGTTCAAGCCATTTCCGAGGCAGGCGAAGATTTGGGATGTAAAGTCCCGTTCACCGGAAAGTACATCGTAGGGGATAATTGGGCTACCTGTCACTAACGCGCTTTGAATTGAATATTTAGCTTGATTATTCCGGCGCGTATGCTATAATTATCGTATGGGATTAAGTAATAGAGATCGACAAAGAGCATACAGGAAATTGCATCCTGAAATGCAATTATGGAGCAGTGCTAAATCTCGTGCTAAACGAGATGGTGTTGAGTTTGATATTACACGTTCAGATATTATAATCCCGGATATATGCCCTGTATATGGTATACCTTTAATACCCTCTAAAAGTAAAGGTCCATCTCTTAATTCACCTACATTAGATCGTGTAAACCCTCTAAAGGGATATGTCAAAGACAACGTGAGAGTAATCTCACATAAAGCAAATGCAAGAAAACAGAACAATACCGTAGAGGATTTAGAACTCCTCTTGAGGTATGCAAAAGGAGAACTATAAATTGCTGATCCAAGGTAAATCGAAGTGGACGAAGGTTCTTGGTGAACCGGTTTGGGGCTATCAAAATGCCCATAAAGAGTGGAGCGTTGATGTCTATCCTAACGAGGATAGCCTTGAACGTTTGAAGGTAGAGGGACTTGAACCTAAATTGAAAGATAAGGGTGCAGGAGTTTACATCACCTTCAAGCGCCGTGAGAAGAAGCAAGACGACACCCCCAACCAACCCATCCGCGTGGTGGATCATCACGGTGAAGCGTGGAACCCGGCCGTTAAGATCGGCAATGGTTCGACTGTCAATGTTAACTTTGCCGTCAATGAATACGGTAAGGGTCAGAAGTCTGCTAATATCCTGTCTATGCAGGTCTGGGATCTTGTGAAGTACGACGGCGGTAATGAGTTCCCCACCCGCGAAGATGCTGAAGGTGAGAAGACCTGGGCCGAAGAGGCTGGTTAATTTCGTTAAAATAAACGGTAAGTGGCAGAATACTCGGGAATACACGCGTAAACGATACAGGAATAATTGGTCTCATAATCAAGTCGTAGCAAAACGTTCTCTAAGCAAGAGAAAGGATTTGCCATTTGACTTAGATGAGTCTGATTTAATTATTCCCGAATTCTGTCCAGTTCTTGGGATACCTATCTTTTTTGAAGACGGTAATGGCCCGAAATCTCATAGTCCATCTATAGATCGTTTGATTCCTTCAAAAGGATACGTGAAGGGAAATATTCACGTAATTTCTCGGAAGGCTAATAGAATTAAGAATGATGCAACATTAGATGAACTTGAGAAGGTTTATAAATGGCTAAAGAACAAACTCTCGTAAAGGATATTTACAGGGTATTGAGTGAAGGTTGTGAAATTTCTGATGCCCAAGCTACAGAATTTGGGTCGGAGATTGCAGCACTAATTCAAGATCGGCTGGCAGAACGTATGAAGCCTGCCCGAGAATTTACTTTGCGTATGAGTAACATCGGAAAGGGTACAAGGCAACTTTGGTATGACAAACGATATGGGCGCGAAGAGAACCTTCCGCCAGCAACTATCTTCAAGTTCATCTACGGCGATCTTATCGAATCCCTCCTTCTCTTTCTTGCCAAGCTTGCGGGCCACAATGTTACGGAACGCCAAGCTGAGGTGGTTGTCGACGGAATTAAGGGACATATCGATGCGGACATCGACGGAGTAACAGTTGATGCAAAGTCAACCAGTACACACGCTTTCCGTAAGTTCGCTGATGGCAGTCTTATCGATGACGACCCTTTCGGGTACATTGAGCAGATCGCCGGGTATTGTGAGGCTCGCGGTACGCCAGGAGCCTTCCTTGCTGCCGACAAGCAAAACGGTCACATTACATATCTCGAAATCCCCCTAGAAGAGCTACAGGCTGTCGTTAATGTTAAGGAACGTATTGCCTATATCAAGCAAGCAGTCGAGTCAGATGACATCCCCGAGCGTTGCTACGACGACCAGCCGGAAGGCGAGTCAGGTAATCGTGCACTCGGTGTCAACTGCTCTTATTGCCCTCATGCAAGACGTTGTTGGTCTGATAGTAATGGTGGTCTTGGTCTTCGGACTTTTCTTTATTCTAGCGGCCCTAAGTTCCTTACTCAGGTAAAACGAGAACCAAAAGTACGAGAAGTAAGCTTCTAAAGCTTAACGGAAGGAATAGACGGATATGGACGACAACGAAAACACTGGTGAAAACGTCTTTAAGTTTGGCGCCATTACTGGTGGTAAGGACAATGAAGCAGAAGACACGATCCCGCAGAATGACTACTTTGTGGTTGACGTTGATGATATTGAGTACGATATTAATGGCTTCCTCATTTTTACGCCGCATCACCTCGCTATCATGCGTGATGAAGGCAAGGGTGCAGTTCCTGCTCTAGTCTTGCCGATTGCTCGTGTGAAGACTGCGGTTCTGTCGAAGTTTGTAGACAATAGTTAATGGCGTTTAAGTCTGGCTTCGAGCGTACTGTCGATGCCAATCTGAAGTCTCGTGGGGTGAAATATACCTACGAGACTTTGGAACTTCCCTATATTCTTAACGGGACATACCATCCCGATTTTATCCTAGACAATGGTATCATCATCGAGGTCAAGGGTAAACTTGATCGTGAAAGTAAACGTAAGATGATTGCCGTTAGAAAACAATATCCCGACCTAGACATCCGCTTCCTTCTAATGGAGGCTAATAAAAAGGTTCCGGGCACAAAGCAAACTCATGAGGCGTGGTGTAGCCGTAATGGGTATCTTTGGGCAATAGGGACAGTGCCGCAGGAGTGGATTGATGCCTAAAATCCTAGTTATTGATATTGAAACGCGACCAGCATTGGTGTACACCTTTCAGATGTACGACACTAATATCAGCCCCGATCAAATTGTAGACAGTGGTGGTATGCTCTGCTTCTGTGCTCATTGGGTCGGCTCAAAGGAATATATGTTCTATTCAGATTGGAACGACGGTCATCAAGCAATGATTGAAGCCGCTCATAAACTCCTAAGTGAGGCTGATGCTGTTGTGTCTTACAACGGTAACCGATTTGATCTCCCCAAACTTCGGGGCGAGTTTATCCTATCTGGTCTTGTCCCGCCGCCCCCTCCTACGTCCATTGATCTAATCAAGACGGTCAAGCAATTTGGACTGGACATGAACAAGCTGGCTTTTGTCGGCCCTCTGCTCGGTGTCGGTAAGAAGCTCAAGCACGAGGGCTTCGGTCTTTGGCGGTCTGTCTTGGAAGGTAATACCAATGCTCAGAAGCGTATGGAACGTTATTGTGTACAGGATGTCAAGGTTACTACCCGTCTGTATAATCGAGTACTACCGTTCATTCAAGATCACCCGCACCTAGGGGACAACAAATCAGACTGTGGTGCTTGTGGTTCTAGTCATCTTCAGATGCGTGGCTTCAGGCGTACTAAGTACTTCAAGGTTCAACGACTTCAATGTCAGGACTGCGGTGGATGGCAAACAGGAACGCGGAAGAAAGTGTAATGTACGACCCAATTGAGGCTTTGTACGATTGGTTGTCTGACCGGGGTATTCCTCGCGCGGACTTTGAAGATAGTTTGACGGAACTTGATTTGATACTTGTACCGATTGAAGATCCAACTAACCTGAGGTTCGGAGTTGAGTGATGTCCCGCAAGGCCCACCTGGCGCAGTTAAATATGACGCAGGAAAAGCTCCTGTCTTCCGTGGAGCAGTTGCTTACTTCCCAAGGGCAATTCAAGCAGTGGCTTCCGTCAGCGCTTTCGGAGCAACTAAGTACGCTTGGTCGGGGTGGCGACACGTCCCCGATGGCCTTAATCGATACTCTGATGCAATGGTACGACACATGCTCGCCGAAGCAGAAGGCCAAGACTTGGACCCTGATTCTGGACTTCTGCATGCTGCTCACACCGGCTGGAATGCCCTCGCGAAACTCGAACTAATCCTACAGGAGAAGCAATGACTACCGAACTTGAGATTGAGACTGCCAAGCAAGAGGCTATTACTGCTGTAACCGATTTGGTTATTAAATGTAAAGACAAGGATGAAGATACAATTCGGATGATTGTTGAGATCTTCATATCGTACATGATCAATAAGGCTAAAAAGGCGGGAATGATTTGAAAGTTTATCTAAGCGGTCCCATGCGTGGGATTGAGAACTTTAACTTCCCGGCCTTTGATGCTGCAGCCGAGTATCTTCGCTCACACGGTCACATTGTTTTCAACCCAGCAGACAAGGACCGGGAACGTGATCCGAGTGGTGTAAGTTGGCAAAGCAAGACTGGTGACATCAAAGCGGCTGAAGATTCTGGTCTATTCAATCGTCGTGTAGCTATTCGAGATGATCTGAATTGGATCATGGACCATGCAGATGCTATTGCACTCCTACCCGGTTGGGAGAAGTCGAAAGGTGCTCAAGCCGAACTATGGCTTGCCCGCTTCCTTGATCTAGTTGAATGGAACCTAGTTGAGGAACCCATCGAAGGCTAAACTATGGTTGGACTAAATAAGTTCACTGATAAGGAGCGTCGGAAAGCCCGGCGCTCTTTTCAGTTTGATATGTACAAGGAAGACCTACGTCAACCAAAGTACCGCGAAAGAACAATACCCAATAAGAAACGACAACAGGAGCGGGAAATAGACTACGATGATGAATGACTACTCGAAATTTATTCATACATCTCGGTATGCTCGATGGCTCGATTCAGAAGGTCGACGAGAAACCTGGGAAGAAACGGTTGATCGTTATATCGTATGGATGTGCGAACATATAAAAGCTCAACACAGTTTTGAGGATTATAAATTATTTGATGAGGCACGAAATGCTATAATTAACCTAGATCTTGTACCCTCTATGCGTTGCCTCATGACTGCTGGTCCTGCTCTTTCCAGGAATCATATAGCCGCGTATAATTGTGCTTATCTACCCATAGACAGTCTTAGAAGTTTTGATGAAGCTATGATGATCCTCATGTGCGGAACGGGAGTAGGATTTAGTGTTGAACAAAAGTACGTCGATTGTCTTCCCCAAGTGGGGCAAGCTATCGACGGAGAACAGCCTATCGTCGTTGTCCCAGATAGTAAAGAGGGATGGGCTAGTTCACTCCGGCGAATCATTGCCTACCTCTATCAAGGTTACACTCCAAGATGGGACACAAGTGGAGTACGACCTGCTGGAGCTAGACTTGTTACATTTGGAGGACGTGCTAGCGGACCTGGACCACTTGAGGAACTTTTTGAGTATGTTACGGAAGTTCTGGTTAAGGGACGAGGACGGAAACTTACTCCCCTTGAATCCCATGATATAATGTGTAAGATTGCTGAGGTCGTCGTCGTTGGTGGTGTCAGACGATCGGCAATGATCAGTCTTAGCGATCTATTCAATGAGTCGATGCGCTATGCAAAACATGGAGAATGGTGGACTAACAATGCCCAACGAGGACTATCTAACAACTCTGCGGTGTACATGGGAAGACCATCCGTCGGAGAATTCCTACGTGAGTGGCAATCTCTTTACGACAGTAAGAGTGGCGAGCGAGGAATATTTAATCGCCAAGCGAGTGACCGACAGGCTGCTCGAAATGGACGAAGAGAAGCCTGTGACGATTTTGGAACAAATCCCTAAGCTTTGAGTGGGGATTCAAAACTTCCTCTGATTGACTTGGAAGCCGAAGGTACGGCGACAGGGCGCAAGCAAGAGAAATCTGTGCAGCGTGAGAGACTAAGCGAGGAAGACATTATGTACTGTGATCAGCCAGATTAAGTCTGGTAAAAATTGGTCACACATAACTGTATGCGATAGTCCAGCGCACGTTGGGTTAATACCGACTAATCCCAATGTGTGAGGCAGTGAAATCATTCTTAGACCATATCAATTCTGCAATCTCACCGAAGTTGTGGTACGACCTGGGGATGACCTGGGAGCCCTGGAACGAAAGGTGCGATTGGCCACCACTCTTGGGACCTTTCAATCCACTCTTACTGACCTTAAATATCTCCGACATATCTGGCGGAAGAATACTGAGGAGGAACGTCTACTCGGCGTGTCTCTCACAGGCATCCTTGACCACCCAACACTCGGGCGTGACGGTGAGGGTTGCGAGTGGCTCCGGCATCTAAAGCAGGTAGCAATTGAGTGCAATAAAGAACTCGCTGCAAAGCTTGGGATACAGTCTTCTGTCGCTATCACTTGTGTTAAACCTTCGGGTACTGTCAGCCAGTTGGTGGACAGTGCTAGTGGCATTCACCCTCGGCATAGCGCTTACTATATTCGAACTGTACGAGGGGACATTAAAGATCCGCTCACACAATTCCTCCGAGATTGCGGAGTGCCAAACGAACCGGACCACTCAGCACCGACATCCACTGTCGTCTTCTCATTTCCTCAGGCTGCACCAACCGGGGCAATGGTTAGAGACGATCTATCCGCAATCGAACATCTCAAGATCTGGGCTAATGTCCAAGAACACTGGTGCGAACATAAACCGTCCATCACAGTCAACGTAAAAGAGGATGAATGGATTGAGACCGCGAATTGGGTCTGGGCTAACTTCGATATTCTTAGTGGCGTTGCTTTCCTTCCTTACAGTGAGCACACCTATCGCCAAGCCCCTTATCAGGAGTGTAGCGAGTCCGAGTACAATGAGTTCATGTCGAGGATGCCAAAGTCAATCGACTGGAGTCAACTCTCCAAGTATGAAATTGATGACAATACCACTGGTTCACAAGAGTATGCCTGCGCAAGCGGGTTTTGTGAAATCGTCTGAACCATATCAACACTTTGAATGTATTGCTCAGTGGTCTTGGACCCAAGAATGCAAATCAGTTGATGCGATTGATCTGCGAATAGTCTAAAGAAAAAGGCCACCCGGGGGATTTCCCTAGGTGGCCTTTACTTTTAGTCTTCGCCTATTCGCTTTCCGAGTAAGGCTACACTGGTATTTCTACCTTCATGAACAGTTGTATTAGTGGCTGCTCCAATTGCAACAGCAACGGGAGCATTAGGTGGGGTCTTATACGGCGTTGTCTCAACCATCTACTGGATCTTCTGCAATAGGTTCTTCATCAGGTGTTGCAACCACCACGACAGCTTGTTCAGCCGCTGCACCAATTGGTACGTCGACCGGAGCCAGCGGCGGGGTCACATAAGGTTCAGTCTCTAGCATGTTAAGCTGCCGGCTTAGCAGTCGCCGTCTCCACGACCGTAGCAAGGGCCGTGACGGCATCTACAACGTGCGGAGCTACTGCATTAACGGCAGCAATGGTCGGGGCTGCAGCAGGGTCCACAGCGGCTACAATGCCACCTACCTCAGCCGCCACTGGTTCAGCTTGCTTGATAATGCCAAGCAGCTCTTCGAGGAACTTAATGAAGTCCATAATCTCTCTCTCTCCTTTAGATGTTGTTCATTGGTAGACGTTTGTTAGTGAGTCCCTTGGACATCGGCCTCTTACCCTTCGGCTGTACGTACTTCGGCGGTCCATTCGGGAGCGGGGACGAGTTACCACCAGGGTTGAAGTTGGCTTGAGGCGAGCCAAGGGTCGGTGTGGGAAGCGGGGGATGCCCGTCCACGAAGCTGTTGTCATTAACGATCGGTGACCGTTGACTGTAGTTTGGTTTAACTAGTTGCATTTGGTTTCTTTTCCTTAGACCGAAGATAACTGAGCACTTGACTACTGGCCCCAGCTATCGCTGCTATCGTTGATAGTATAATACAAATATCACTCACATGTAACCCCGTAAGTGCAAAAGTTACTACTGTAGCTGGGTACGTTAGAAAGCCTGAGTGGCTCATTTGATCTGCTCCCTTATAGCCTGAGCTGCTGCTTTTTTACTGTCTGTCTCGATTGAACGAACTTCTTCAACTCGTTGGTCGTCTGTCATCTTTGCCCAGCTTCCATCGTCTAGATCTTGCTGAACATAGTACACAAGGGACTTACCAGCCAGTCGTTGATACTCTTCAATCTGTGCAGGCTTAAGAGCAATCTTACCTTGGCTACTGTCGTCCGGGTCTGCTGAAATAGTATGTGTTACAGGTGTAACGATAGCGCTAGTTGTCATAGAAGATAGACGATCAAGCTCACGTTCCGCGGGGTCTTGCGTCTCAGTCGTTCCATTGCCAGATAAGCCAGGAACGATTGTATGGACACCAGTCAAGCTGGTACCAGCCGCAAGTGGGTCTCCATAGACACTATACTTGATCGGTAGATTACTCCTGAATGGAGTTTCATTCAGTATCTCATTAGCCGCCGTTCCACTGATAGAGCCGGGGGCTGAGGTGTCCCGCTGAACGGGGTCTGCAAGCTGACTGGCTTGACGGACACCGCCGGGCACCCATGTCGCAGCTTCGTGACCTATGAAGCTGTTGACCGTGCTCTGACCTTCTTGGCCATGAGCCCTAGCCGCATCGACTGCAGGCTGAATATCAGAAATCCAAGACATACCAGCAAGGTTCGACAACACGGACCCCAAGCCCATCTTGAATGCATTGCCCCACCCTTGTGCAGACATACCAGCGTCGTAAGCCTGTCGAGCGGACGCAACCAGTTGAGCCGTCTTGTTATGCACGTCAAAAGGATTGACAGACATACCAAGTTGACCGCCAGTGTTGTAGCCACCATTCTCATGTACAGCATCGGGACGCCAACCAGATGCAATCTTCTCTTTGTACTTGTTTACATTGTCTGGTCCAGCACCTGTTAGCGGGGTGTTCTTCTGGCCAGCCAGCATCCAGTACATACCCATCAGAACTGAACCGTACATGATGCGGGTCATCGCTATGTCAGATTTGGCACCACCAGCACGAAGATCCGATCTGGGGTCCATCAATTGATACAAACCAAGCGGTGAGCGATTAATTACACGCTCAAGTAAAACGTTAGATTCAATACGAATAAACGGAGCAAGATTGGAAATGGAGAAGTTCAACCCACGCTCGAAGGGGTTCATATTTGGCTTATATATACGACCTTTGTTGATCAATGTATTCAACGGGTTGTCATTCAACAGCAAGGTTCTATTAGCTTCCTTGAATGCTTCACGCAGCATGCTGGGGTGCGGATTCTGAGCGATCTGACGACCAAGAGTCATGATGTCAGACGTCGTGCCACCTGGCATCTGTAGACGTGCTTCACGCGTAGCAATAGACAGTAGATGGGCATTGGTGGCCACAGAGCGGAACACAGTATCTTGTGCGGAGATAAGGTCAGTCGGTTTATTCAATAGACCAACAGCCTTACCGGCAACAGACGTAGTATTACCGAGTCTCGGGTTTGAAATAGCACCGAACTGATTGGCGAACTGGGTTGGTGTACGTTGTCCGTTAGACACGAAGGAAGACTCACCCGTCCGTAGTGCATGAGCAGCCGCACGGTACACTTCCATGTCTGTTACAGCAGCCATGATACCATGGATGTGATTGAACAACTCAGCCACTTCTACACCAGGTTCCACAACCTTACCGGTCATGGCTTGATACATCTGTCGAGCTTTAGACACGGGAATGCTGAGTGCCTTCTCAAGCACTTCGCGGGTGATACCCGTCGCCATGTCTACTGGGGCCTTGACGTGAGTGCTCAGAGCAGACAGCATTGCGTTCATATGGAACGTGGTGAGGTACTGCTCCCAGTACGGCTTGACGACATTCTGCATCAGTGCATTAGCACCCTTGGGGTTGCTGTTCGACTGAAGTGCTTGCTTCAACTGTCGGGCAAACTTGAGAGCTTCTGGGTTCGTCGGGTCGGCCAATGCAGCCAGACCGGAACCTTCTTCACGCAGACGGTCCATGATCTCAGACAGATGTCCGTTGGTCAGTTCCTTAAACACCTTAGCGGTGGCCAGAGCACGACCAAGTTCGTTACCTTCACCCTTGAACATCGACACAAGTGCATTGCGCTGGGCAATTGCTTCGGCCAACTTTACGTGATCTTCCGGCTTCCAGTTCGGGGTGTCCAGCCGGTCAAGAATACCACCAACCTTAATAGCTGCGTATCGTGCAGCATAACCGATTTTAGATAGGCGTGTAGCAAGTTCACCGACATCACGCCCCTTCAAATCATTCGGATTGATACCGTTCTCAATGGCAGCCGTACGCACCTCGTCGCGGGACATCACATTGGGCGTATAGTTAGCCTCAACGTGAGCAGCCACGCCTTCAAGGTCGTCCATGTCATAGTTGGTCTTGGTAGCACGAGACCTAGCTAATTGGGCGCGAGTAATGAACTTATTGCTCATACTTAGGCGAGGCGGAAGGTCTCCATTTTCATCAATGTTCTTTTCAAGATGATCAATGAGATGACGTGGCATATTCTCCAGAATACCACCCGGAGTCTTAGCCTCGTGTAATGCATCCATTTGTTGTTGCTTGACAATTTCGTCAGTTTTCAACCTAGTTAATAGTTGCGTAACAGCATTATCCGGTCCACGCGTAGTATCACTCATTGCACGAATAAGCCTACGCCCAGCAGGTTCCTGCACTATTGGGTGGTTCTGCTCCGTGAAATCCTGCAGAATGGCATGCGTGTCAGTCCCGAGTAGGTGTTTATTGTTTTCAACAAATCTACTCAGACGATCAAATTGATTAACTGCAACATTCCAATCACTGAGATGGCTGCGCATACCGGCTTGTCGCCACTCTTCTTGAGATTCAGGCGGCAGTTTTGTGAATGCATCATTAAGCGCCGAAGAACGCATGAACTTATTGCCACCATTCTCTTGCTGGGTAGCACGTACACGAGCCATCTCATTGACGTTAGCTCGGTATTCAGGGTCCTGCCAATAACGCGGATCAGCCTTCAGACGATCAATCTCATCCAAGTGTTCGGGATCAGTGATCTCACGACCGAGTTGATCGGTGTGCATAAACTTGGGCAGATAACGTTCTTGAGCACCCTCACGCATACGTATACGTTGTTCAACAGCCCGAGCTTCTTGTTCAGAAGGATGGTCAGCATAAGAGTATAGAGGATCATGACCTGTACCACCAGACTTCATCGCACGAACGAAGTCAGGATACTTTTCAATATCCTGGATGGCATGTTGAGTTTCATGCAGAACTACACCGAGTGGATCCATATTATGATAGAATGAACCTCGATTGAGATACATCTTACCACCAGTTCCTGTTTCCGGATTGTGAGGATCATAACCCCCAGCAAACTTAGAATTAGGGTTGTACTCATGGACAACAGGTAGACTGTGAAGTTCTGGATATTGTTCAAAGAGTTCAGGGTGATGAAGAGTAGATCCAAGTGTATCACCCGGAGATTCATAGAGACGAGCTTCTCTATCACTTATCTCATTTCGAGTGATACCGTCTTTCGCCGTATATACTGAAGGATGTTCTTTGTCAAATCCGGTAGCCATTTGACCAGTGAACATGAACTTGTTGTTCGGGTCTTGCGTTGCACCACGGAACCCGTTCTCTTGGACGGACTTACCCTTAACAACAGCATCGTGAGCCATCGACAAGACATGCTGAACCTCAGCGTCGTTCATGTCCAACTTCATCCCCATGCGGCGACCGAAGCGACGAACAACACTGTTAAGGGCTAGTTGCCAAGATGGTTTGATCTGGCCATTCTGCGACTGCTCGGCGAGGACTTCCTCAGCAGACAGCGCACGACTTTCACCCGGGTTTGCAGCCTGACGTGCTTCAACGAGCTTGCCGAACTGTCCGACATTGCTGTCAGCCATAGACACAAGCGTCTGATTGAGTTTATTGCCGAACAGTTGACTTAGACCGTAGTGCCCGAGACCTTCGTGGAACAGTACGGCAGACGCTACGTCCGGGTCAGTAATCCGACCACTGAACATATGCACTTGACCATCAGACCCAAAGAGACCGAGAGCGTTCCCCTGAGGGTCAGCCTTGAGCACGGAGTCACGAACCGCAGGATCAGCAATATCCTCTGGTCCATGAACAACATTCACGTCAGGCGCATTGGCCCAACCCTTAGTGATGTTGTCTACGTGGTCTTGAACGGCCTGACGCTGGGTGTCACGGTAAGTTTGTTCTGCATGCTGGTTATATTCATCTTGGTAGTTGAAATCTGGCATCCGGCTAGGATCAGCACCAGCCACACCATTAGTAGCCGCAGGCGGATTGTCACGATGTTCAACCCAAGTATTGACATCCGTCCAAGACGGTTGAGGGCCTTGACGTCCTTGAAAGAATTGCTTGATGTCATCGACGTTCCCCGTTTGCAGAAGTTGTTGATACTGCATGTGATCGGCTGCATTCATAGCAACATGATCACCAGTCATTGGCTGAATGGTACCACCAGTTGGATTGGCACCAGGGGTTGTGTCCATACCACGATTAGCGTAAAGATTCTTTACGAATGGAGTAGCCTCAACTGCTCCATGTAGCGCAGCACCGAATAGACCAGAAGTTAATGTGGCTTGCAATGATTGATTGACATCGTAGTTCTTCTTCTGACCTTCAGCAATATCCATGAGCTGAGCCGCTGCATCAGACACACCACCAACTGCGGCGTTCCCAAGGCCAGCCGTAGCCACACGGGTAGCAATATTGCCGCCCACACCCATACCAGGAAGCATGAAGTATTGGGGGTTTGCGACAATGCCCGCTCCTGTATTAACAGCTTGTTGACTGAAACGTTCTAGTGCATCAAATGGGTTACCGTCGGTATAAGAGCCGACAGTATTATTCTGCATCTGTTGCTGGGCAGACTGGCGAGCCTGAGTAATCGCACCATTATAGCGTGCATGCAAACTGGCATTAGACTCACCTTGTTGACGACCAACCCCAAGAGCTTCCATAGACGCACGCACCGGTTCCATGAAGAGACCGGTATTCACAGCCTGCTGGTAATTGGCTTGAAGGGATTGGATCGGCTTACTGTACGTCGCACCAATCAGGGTTGACTCGATAGCGTTGGGATCATGATTTGGGTGATTGGGATCGGTAAGGTCTTGGAACGTCTGACCAATCATGTCAAACGGGTTCGTCGCCCCAGCCGGCCTTTGAGGGGCAGCAGCGGGGGTGTGACTATCGAACTGATCGAAGGGGTTACCAGTAGATGCAGGTGGCTGAACTGCATCAAACTGATCGAAGGGATTTGCCATTAGTGTCCTAGAATTCTAACGGACGCACCGGCTCCATACTTAGCGTCGAAGGCCGATCGCAATCCAGGGTTAGCATGTAGCATCGCTACAGCGGCAGCCGGCGGAGCATGAGCACCACCAGGGGTTAGACCGGGAGCCAGACCACGACCACCACCATGACTAGTCTGTGTGTAGTGCGCCCACTCTTGCTGCTGTCCGGGTGTAGCCTTACCACTGTCGATCAATGGTTGAAGCTCTCGAACACGCGCTTGAGTAGTAGCACCGGCTTGGATGTTAGCACCGGCAACGTGAGCACCAGCAGAGATGCCGGCCGCTCTTGTACGCGAACCGGCAGCAATCTCTGCATTAGTCTGAGATTGTCCACGTTGAAGACCACGGTCAGTCGACATCAATTGTTGGCCGGCCGTCTGACCATAACCATCAGTCAGTTCTGGGGTCCAAGCACCGGGTTCGGGAATGGACCATACAGACGCAGGAGTAGCATCGGGGCCACCAAGTTGCTTGGCCAAGGGTGCAAGACTCTGATACTTAGTATTGTACGTAGCTGCGTCTTTAACACCAGACAACATACCGCCAACTTGAGGGCGGTAACGATCAGCAACAGCAGCCGCCTGAGCTTGTTGGGCAGCTTGTCTCACACCAACCATCTGTTCACGGTAACTCTGGTTGTATTCCATGTACTGCTTGCGAAGGGCAGCTTGCTCACCCTGTTGAGTGAGTTTATCGGCCATCTCTTGAGCACCTGGGTAACCAGTAGCAGCGATTCGTTGGGCAGCTGCCTGTACAGATTGCGGATCATTGATGTCCACGCCGGCCATAGCATTACCTTCAGCCTGACCTTGCATATGCTGTTCGTACTGAGGTGCCTTCCCGCCAGACACAAGGAAGGCATCCCCCAGAGCCCCTAAGACGTTACGTAGAGTACCGTGTTGGAGGTTCTGGGGGAGCAGGCCATAAAGGCCGGGGTTAGCCATTCCGCCTTGCGGCGCAGGTTCACCAGCAACAGCCGATTGAACATCTTGGGCCTGTTGACTGTTATTGTAATTGATACCGCTGGGTGTGGCACCCTGAGGGGTGCTAGTGTCTGCAGGTGCTGATGCAATTGACGGAGACTGCGGTGAAGGCATCATTGTTGCGCTCGGAAGACCCGTAGTAATCGGCGGAGGAGCCAACGGACCACCAGCCTTACCGGCTTTACCCTGAACGATAAGCTCGCTTAGGGGCGTGGACGATTGAGCACCCGGACCAGTTGCCTGACCAGGATCGATGGCCCCAGCTGTCTGGCCAAATGCAGTTGACCCACTGGGCGGGGCCGAAAGTAGAGATGATAGAATGTCTGCTAGAGCCATGTGATTTACTTCTGCAGCAGTTGACCAATGCCAGCGGGAACACCGCCGGATCCGAACATATTGTTGGTAGACGTGCTCGTACCACCAGCACTGCCGATGATACCAGCCGACTGATTACCAGCACCCAGCAGTTGTTGGAGTTGGTTGGTGTAATTGCCATACTGCGTATTAGCATAGTTCTGGCCGTAAGTATCTAGGGCCTTGAGAGTACCGCCAGAGTTCAGTAGGCCATTCGTGGCTGCATTACCATTGATGGACTGCATACCTTGGTTCAGACCAAACTGATAACCAGTAGAGTTCTGCCAGTTGGAGAAACCTTGGTTCTGGGCAGGTCCGCCATTAAGACCAAGCATATCGGCGATCTGGTTACCAGCACCAGAACCATTACTTACATTGCCGCTGAGAGCACCCTGTAGATAGGGGTAAGCTTGATTGAGCTGACTAGTACCGCCAGCAGCAGCATTACTCCCGCTACCAAAGAGGCTACTCATTATTGAATTCCTTCCGAGTCAATATAAAGAGTTCATATTGTTTGCCTCTAGCTTCTTCTAAGCCGTAGGACTTAAATCCTAGTTGTCGGGTCATCCACTTGACATCTTTACGTTCAATTGGAACCATACCCATGAGTATACTAACATTATAACATGAATTAAATAGTACGTCAAGAAACTCATGTGCGGCTGTAATAGCTGCCCGGCCTCTTGATTTGAAGAAGTAGTGACCTGAGTATATCCGCCTAGTTGGAAGACCATACTCAAAGATTGCTAGGTCACCACGATCATTTTCTAATACAATATTAGATGAATCACTAAGCCATTCAATGACATCAACTTGTTCTTCAGTACCAAGAAAATGTTTGATAGACGCAGCAATCTTTACTGCATCAAAGATCCGATTAACGGATACCGAGTTCACCCTCACCCTCGATGGTCAGAGCAGTAGCCGTCTGAGCACCACCAACTAGGAAGTCGGCAACTTCAATCGGCAAAGCACCATACCAGTCAAAGACTGAGTTAGCGGCTACAGTGACACCGGTGTTGGTTGTCAAAGCACCAGCAGACGCAGCACCACCTGCGATACTTTCAGTACCAGCAGCATTGGCACCAGTAGCACCAAGCCACAAAGCAAAGTTGCAGGCAACGTTAGTCTTATTCACGACACGAAGATGCCGAAGAACGAAGTAGGTATTGGTACTGGTACCGTGAACACCCGTACCACCAGTAAGGGTAGGTGGGTTGAAGATATTCGTGGTCGTGGTCGTAGTAAGGGCCACAGGACCAAATGAGATGAGTTTATTTTGAGCCATGAGGTTCTCCTATTGAATTGAAGCGGGGACATTAGCCCCGTTCAGAAGTGTCGCGATTGCCGTTGCGTCGGTGGTGGATTGACCAGTTGCCTGAAGATTTGCTATTGCTTGGTTAAGAGTAACGATCTGTGCATTGGCCGCTGCCAGTTGATTCTGTAGAAGTGAGATGTAGTCTAGAGCACGTTGTATCTGTGCAAGAACATCTGGGTCCATTGTTTATCCTACTCTAAACCAAGTTGTGATAGAAGCCACGTATTTCCATCTAATGTAACCATTAGCGAGAAGAGTGTTAGGACCTCCGCCTAGGATTGTCTGCCCAGCGTTGGCATTGACCGTTAGTGTGGTGATCGTCTGTGAACTTATGATAGAAACCTCTTGCCCATCATCAGGAGCCGCTGGCATTGTAAGGGTACCAGCAGCAAGAGTCCCAGCGGGGTTCATAATGTAGAAATTGATTGCATTCCCGATCACATGACTAAAGCCGGTGGCTGGGACAATGTACGAGTATGGGGATGCCAGAATACCAACGATACCACCTAGAGCGTCCACAACAGGCTGACCAGCAATGTTGCCAGCATACAGAACACCAGCATCAATAGTAAAGTCAGGTTGCAGCGATCCACCATGGTATGTCCTAAAGATGATCTCGCCCTCTTCAGAGCCAGCTGTAGGAACCCGTGCGGTAAGATCGATCTGTGCCCAAGTGTTCGCTGGAAGTGATCCAGTCGAGTTTGGTCCTTGTCCAAGTATAGAACAGCATGTGTAGTTAGTACCTAGAGTGGCTTCAGCGCGTTGGCCATAATATTGACAAGCTTGTCCAGTTGCCACAACAGACCAAGAGTGGGCTGATAATTCTCCAACCGTTCCGTTGGTACCATTGATCGTAAGGAATAGGTTAGTGCCGTCTGTGTAGAAGCCAGCAGGATTAGTATTGGCTCCTATGTTGATTGCTGGAGCAGCCTTGGTACCGTCTGGCGTAGTTATTGGACCAGTCATTATGCCACCAGTCAGTGGCAGGAAACCCATCAGTGGTTGATAGCCATAACTGTCGTCAGCATCAGCACCATCAAGACCGAAGCCAATAGGACCCTGAGGACCCGTTGCACCCTGAGCACCAGTTAGACCCTGAGGCCCAGGAGGTCCACGATCCCCCACGTCGCCATCACTACCATCAAAGCCCATAAAGCCAGCGGGACCCTGAGGGCCAGTAGCCCCAGACGTACCAGTAAGACCTCTAGGACCAGGAATAGACGCTCCTTCAGGACCCTCATCACCATCCAACCCCGCCATTCCCATGATCCCCTGGAGACCTTTGGGACCAGTTGCACCAGTAGAACCCTGAGGACCAGTGGGGCCTTGCGGACCGGGAGGCCCAGGAGGACCCATCTCTCCGTCGTCCCCGTCGAGTGGCATCATACCACCACCACCTGAGCTTGAGGTGGGCGAGTTTACGAACGTTAGACCAGTGGCACCGGGATTAACGGCTACGAACTTGTTAGCCGCACCCGCGTATGAACTTGGAGTATCGGCCAATTGCAGGAAGGTATCTACACCCACTTGATGCCAGGTACCACCATTAGCCACATACAGAATGTATGGGGTAGTTGCAGTATTCACATACTCAGAACCATCAGCCGGGTCTGTAGACGTAGGCACACCCGCTCCAAACGTGATGGAGTTAATCAACGCATTGTTATTGCGCTGAATAGCCCATCTGCGTTGGAATTCAGGTGTGGGTCTGCCTGTCTTATCGACAATGGCAATCCGCCAGTCTAGGGGGCCGAGGTCTTCAACAGTCATTAGTGCGGTTGTCCATCTTGCGCGATTCCGCTATCAGCACCACTGCCTTCTGTCAGCACAGCGTCGACACCATCGAGGCGGATGGGGCCGGAGTAGTCGGTGAAACGGAACACACGACCAGGGGCAGAATAAGACCCGAGAGCTGGCCATAGGAGCGTTTGAGTGCTCACATCGGTCAGCGGCAGATCAAACTCTTCAGACCAGGTTACACCATTGTCATCACTAAAGGCGAGACTGATGGCCTGATCAATTTCTGAGTCAAGTCCGACAGAAGCGGTCAGGATGACGTTAGCTACTCCGATCGAATTCCTCGTACGAGTAGCAAGACCTCCGGTAACCATATGTTGAACATCTCGCCATTGCTCATCTTGAGGCTGATTTGGATCAAGCTCGTAGAGATAAGTGTAGAGAGCATCACCACCAATTACCCGAAGACCCCACATAACGCCGTGAGTGAAGTTCATCCCGGGGAAACCTTGGGTCTGGAACTGGGACCATTCTTGAGTCGTGAAGTCGTATGCCCAATCTCCTTCAGGTCCCAGCGGAAGGACATAGAAGCGGTGACCGTCAAGCACGAATGTCCAAGCAGCCTGAGACGCAGTACTCGGGACACCAGTACCATAGGCAAACATCGTAGCAGCTTGACTAACTCTAGTTGTCACATTGTTCCCTTCCGCAATAGCCGCGAGTAGACCCTCTTGTGAAGAGAGACCGTATTTAGTCTGAGGCGGTCCATATGCGGCCAGACTAGCAAGCTGAGTAGCTCTAGGGCGACTATCATTAGATTCTGTTGATGCTAGAGCACCTAGCTGAGTTGACCGTGTAGCGAACGCTGACATTCATTAGGTGTCCCTAGTGATCTGGATGGCTCCGTTAGCCAGAGTAGTCGGCGAGATCGGACCACTGGTGTCTGGATCAGTTTCATGGATGTCGTTATAATACGACGGACTAATAGTCAATGCATGGGTAGGACTAGCGCTAACACCACCAAGTGCACCAATCAGTGCAGTGTTGATAGTACCCGTACTGGCATCAGACTTGAAAGCCCTAGTCATGATCTGAATCGCACTAACAATTGTAGTCGTCGGCGGCAGACGTTGAAGCTTGAAGTTAGACGGACCAGGAATGTTAGCCCCGCCAGCCAGCGTAGTACCAGTCCAAGAACCGGTGATACCGGACTTAGACGTAGCCACCGAGTTACCGCCAGTACCAGCCGCCAGAGCAGTCACCATCATCTGCCCAGCAGGAAGCTGCGTGGCAAAGACGTTGAAGTTAGACGTAGTACCGGTACCATATTTAGTGCCGATACCAGGGCCAGCATTGATAGCATTGTATAGGTTCTGCAAAGTGTTCTGGATATTAGTGTCGATCAGAACATCAAAGGCAGAAGCCAATGTAGTTTTGAAGGTGTACACAGCAGCCACAGTACCATCCTTAGTACCGACAGTAACGGAGTTACCGTTAGACGGGTTGACAGTGACCGTCAGGATGCTGGTAGCAGCCGTGAACGGTGCACTCAGGAAGGTATTATCATCCGGTGCAGCCTTACCGACAGTAGACCAACTACCCACAGCTGGGCCATCATTCACAGTCTGTTGAGCAGTACCGTTCTGCGGCTGCAGTGTATGCACATAGCTAGATGTGTCTTGAAGCAGATTGTTAGAGTCAGAGTTGACAAGCAAACTGACATCGGACCAGTGTGGATCACCCGAACCAGTGGGCCATTCCGTGGTGGTGGGGGTAAAGTTCGCCGTGTAGCGAGCATAGCCCACAGTCACCCGAGCTTGGTTGAACCAACCGGTAAGGGTGGTCAGACCGACAATCGGACCAGCCGGAGCGGATGCCTCACCACCAATACCCAGTGGACTAATGCCTGTGAAGTAAGTGTTGGTGTCCGCAATTGGTAGACCGAACTGTTGACCATTGACAAAGAGCAGATCTTGGCTAGACGCCCGAACGATGGCGATGTGATACCAGGTGTCCAATGTCGGAGCCCACGGATATACGATCGGTTGTGCCACAGTAGACACAGTACCGTCTGTCGATGTCTGAAACTCTAGGCAGCCGCCATTGAGCGCCGTGGAGCCGAGGAAGAGCTCATACGATCGTTGATTGGGGTTGGTGTCCCATCGACTAAAGATCACCGCTTTGGTGTTGGAACCTGTGGGAAGACTTTGGAATCGGACAAAGGCTTCCAAAGTGAAATCCCCAGAACCCAGATCAAAGCTGGTATTTGTAGATACGTACAGCCCAGGATTAACTGACCCACCAGGAGTTGGGACGTTACTCATGATACCGGCGGACCCAAGCACTTGGTAGAAGTTCGGAGTCCAACCAGCGGTCGTCGTATCAGCGTCAGCGAACACAGTCGCTACACGTCTGTCACCAAGGAAACCGTTGTTCACAGAACCGTTGTTGTCTCGAATGAACACGTCATCTATATATGCGATGTCACCGGCCGTCTGTTCAATGAAGCCGATCAAGGCGATTGTACCAGTAATGGTAGCGTCTGTAATACTGATCAGCGGAGTACCAGCACCTGTAGCATCATCCACACGAAGGATGAAGGTGTTGGCAGACGTATTGATTTGCATCTCAAGTAGATGCCAGTTCTCAGCCTTGATGATCGGACCATTAGTGATCCCGATCACAGCACCAGTAGAGTTCTGGACTTCTATTTGACCATTGGCAAGTATATTAAGATTGAGGATGGTTGTTGTGGTGTTAGTCGCAAATCGGACAGGCCATGCTATACCATTAGAGAGGTTATCGCATGCAAATCCACAGGAGACAATGAAGATGTTACCGGGAGTCGGTACGGCATACCGATTACCTGAGGGGGCCGCGCCTGTATTGGCCAAGCAGTAGGAGCCAGTCCGAGCAGGACCCCAGGGTGGGACTGTGCAGGTAACGAAGTTGGAGTAGGCCCAAGCTCCGGCAAGCATATTGGTTTCGCTGATAACTCCAGTTCCATAGTGATCAAATCCATCCATATATAGTGCAGTCATGGGGTTAGTCCTTGTGTCCTACGAATTTGATATCTAACTCGTTCTTCAATACCATTATTTGAGATCCTGTTCACACCCCACGCCGTATCAGTGCTATCACCAGGTTGATACCCAATACTGTACACACGACCATCATCTCCCACGAGAATAACTCCGTCATCAACCACAACAGGCGTACCCGCTTGGACGCCGCGAGCATAGACTCGACCCTCAATAGGTGCAAATGGAGCTGCCAGATTGCCCGTAGCATACCAGTTCTCCGTTGATTTGGCACCCATGATCATGACCTGATCTCCAACCGCACGCATGCAGGTGATGGGGTCGGGGGAGCTTTCTTTAGACGCAAAGTTCAGTGGGTCAATGCTGATCTCACCGGGATTGACCCAGAAGAAGATCTGTGAATTTGACTGACTGACGAGGACGTACGAACTGACCTGCGTTAGGCTAGTCGGCGTGACGCCCCCAGGCATCGTACAGCCCTGCAAAGCCTCTAAGCCACCGTTGGCTAGTGTACCACTGCCGGAGGCTGTCAGGGCCGTCCCACCGGTCACTGTGAAGGTTATAGAGTTACCGCCAGCACCAGGTGTAATTGCGCTGAACAATAGACTGGTAGCCGGAGTAACGCCGGAATTGTTGGCGGCAGTGACCGCAGTGTTTGGACCAGTGATCGTTGAACTGTAGTCGGTCCCAGGGTCACCAGTCCCAGTTACAGCAAGTTGCAGTTGATCCAGTGGACCACCTGTACTCAGAGAGGCGGGATTGACAACGAAGGGGTGAACACTTGTACCGGCGTCTGACGGACTGAAGGTAGTGCCCCAAGTGTAATAAGTACCGTTGACTTCCATAGTGTCTACACCGTTGACAATCGTTCCTGTAAGGGTCAGAGTGCCATTGGCGCTGGACGTACCTTGATAATACTGCAGAAGAGTGCCACCAGTAATCCACAGACGCTGGTAGCCGGCACCCGCTTGCCATGCGACTTCTGGGTATCCTGTGCCTTCAATTGAGCCGGTGATTTGTGTAACAGTCAGATTAGCTCCGTCACCGGCCACGGTGTCAGTAATCTTGTAAAGGTTAGAACCACAGACAACAAACAACGCATCATTGAAAAGACCAGAAAGAGCATAGTTGCCCCGCATAGGACCAAAGCCTGTGAAGGAACCTTGGCTCAAAGGGTTGATGATCTGAGTCGTACCAGGTCGAGCAAGAACAGATGTGCCCTCTCGCAGGTTGGCAGGATTCTGCTCTAACCAGCGATTAAGCAACTCAATAAGTGGTGCTCCGGCGTAGAGGCGCTCGTAGGCACCTCTACCAAGTGGGACTGCAGTCACCGTCCAAGATCCTCTTCATGTGAGCATTAGACCAAGTGGGGTTGATTTCGACGCCGAGATCTTGGAGCCTTGTGAGGAGATCTTCTTTGTCTAGCTCAACACCCACCCGGGGAGTTATCTTCAACGGAGGCTTGTGAACCCAACCATAAGGAACGTCTTTAGCCTCATAGAACAACTCACCCTTACCAGTTACCGGATCGTACCGTACATCTGGCCACTTAACCAGTTTGGCTAGTCGCTTCTCTTTTGCACGGCTGTATGGCATTAGTAAGGAAATCCTGAGTTGAACATAGCATTGGGGTCGCCATAAGTGGGACCGTAAGCCCCGTACCCCCAGAAACGATTCCAGTGGGTGAGATAAAGCAAACCTTGTTCGACTGGCATCTGAGTGGTGGTTTGGCTGTAACGAGCGGTAAGCTTGGCCGTCATTTGCTGCAGCGTCTTCTCAGACGATGGGTGCATGATCTGGCCGTAACGAGGGTTCAGACGCTCGGCAAGGCGGATGATAAAGAAGTCGTCAAACTCGGGCGGGAAGGGCATGGTGCCGCCGATGGTAAGGGGACTAACGACAACCCAGTTACCCAGGTCTTCTCGGTAAATCCACTCGCGCTCTTCGCCCGGAGTGTTGTAAGTCATTTCCGACTCGCCTTCGATCATCCGGCCATTACCATAGATCGTCAGCTCATTGGTAGCAAAATTCCCAGCTACGTCCACAATGCCCATACGGGCACCATCATGGGGCTTGGGATGAAGGTTAACGAAGCCATCAGCCGTAAGGTTACACATGATACGAACGTTAGTCGCCATGTACAGATTGCCTGGAAGGCTATTGTTCCACCACGGATAACCCACCGGTGAGGTGATGTTGTCTTGACCCAGCGGAACAGGGTTCAGGTTCTCTCCCACTTCATTCCCAAGCACACTAGACACAAGAGACTGAAGCTTTGTGAAAGCCTCATTCTGCTGGGCAGTCGTCGGGGTAACCCCAAGCGGGATGAGGTTAGTCTCCCGCAGGGCGTCCGAGATAATAGAAGTGATGAGAGTTGACATTAGTTCTGATAGACCGAAAGATCAACCTGATCGTTAGCGTTGTTCTGAATTCGAGCATAGACATTAGTACCAGCAGCTAGAGCGCCATTGGCCCAGAATTCCCCGCAGTCAGAGCGGAACCCACCCTTTACGGTGTTAGCCGGCAGTGATGTGGCAACGGTGAAAAAGACAACAGAATGTTTGGGTTGATGCCTAATACTAAAGAAACTGGTAACTGCTCCCGTCACAACTAGGGTCCAATTGCTCCCAGGTTGTAGGGTCACATTAGTCGTAGAAGCCATTTGGTTCTCCTAGGGATGAAAAGGGCGGGGGTTTTGAGGCCCCCGCTTAGTTCAATTAGACGTCGGTGCCGGACGAACCGTTGATGCGGACAATACGCCGCGGGTCAACCACGTTCGCAGACAGTGCTACGTCAAATCGGACTTGGTGCTCACCAGTGTTGAACACCGAGTTCTGCCACATACGAACACTGATCGGAACCTTCGTCAGAGACTTACGGCTACCGATACCGGTCGCTGGCATGATCAGGTCAGCCGTGGAAACCACAACTGCATCCTTCGACAGGATCACGCGCGGACGAACCGCAGTGCTGGCAGTACCCATGAAGACCACCTGAGCGGTCGCACCAGGGATCGAATTCACAGTCGCGTTAGCGGTGTTGTTCGAAATGGTGTTGAAGTCCGCACCCGAGGGGCTCGCGCCTTGCACGACGATGGCCGGGAAGATGGTCATCGCAGCCACGACACCACCAGCCGCAGTGTAATTACCGATCACTCGGAATTGCTGCAGGTGGGGGAGCTGGGCTTGGAGGCGGTTGTCCCAAGCGTACACGTTGGCGATAGTGAACACTTCGCCGTCCTTGACGGTTTCAGTACCAACACCGACAGTCATGTTGATGTTCTGGGTGAGCCACAGGCCCGGACCAGAAGCAATTGCCACGGCGTTGTAGTCCGAGTACTGGTTAGCACCATTCATCGCGGTGTTAGCCGGGTTACGCGAACCGAGCGTCAGGGTCGGGAGTTGCTGGGTGAACATCGTGGGGATACCGTCGATATTACCCGTGAAACCCTTGCGGTACACACCTTCAGCAATACCCGGAAGGCTGGCGTTACCTTGAGCGTACGAAGTACCCGCACCACCGGTAGCAATACCTTGCTGGTTGATGATGTTCGCACCAAGTGCCTGTCGGTCGTAGTAGTTCAGAATGGCCCGGAAATCGGTGTCCTCAACGCCTTCTTCCTTCAGACGCGTATAGCCCGACGAAATGTCGTTGTACGCGGAGATCGGGTCACCGGCAGTACCGATCCAGTTGTTGGAGGCATTAGTCGCGAAGCCAAGGATGTAAGCGTCGATCTGTTCCGCGAGGTTCAGAGCAGCACCACGGAGTGCTTCGCTTTCACGAGCCGCACCCAAGTCCCGAATCTTAACGAAGTCTTGCCAACCCATGGACGAACCGAAGATGTCCTGGATCTTGTATTGTTGTGAACCGAAGACGGTGTTCTGAACGTCGTTGGTCGTCAGGTTGTTCACGCCGTTCGTGGTGTGGGTCACCAGATAACGGGGAACGATCTGTTCGACGACGGTCAAAGCATTTCGGTCATTCATTTCATTGTCGAACTTCCGCCACGTCACCAATTCGGCTGACGTGAGGTTGTTCTGGAAGATCGCGGCAAACGAGTTAAGAACCAGTTTTGCCTGATCGACGCCAACGTTAGCGCCACCAGTAGTCATGAGCAATTACTCCTTTATGAGTGGTATTATCCGTATTTGATTGGTTTGAAAAACTCTTGGCTGAAGGCGTCGAGGTCATCCGTGTCAGGTTCGACTGCGATGAACGCCCCATTGGTCCCACGAGCCTGCGCATTACGCGGAATCGGTGCTGGGGCCTTTGAAGTCTTCGGCTTGGGAGCTTCTTGTTCACTCTTACTGAAGCGAGCTTCGAGCCGACCCAGTGCGAGGGTCGCTTTCTGTGCACCACTGTTTACGATCGCAGCAGCTTCATCAGGGTGATTAGACAGGTAGTACAGAACGTCAGGACCCTTGTCCATCGACATCAAGACGGTGGAAAGATAACCAGCGTAGTTGGCATCAAGGTTGTTGAAGTTATTCAGAAGTGCTTGACCCTTTTCAACGAGGTCGGGGTACTCCTTCGTAGCCTCTTCAATTTTACTGTTCCAAGACGTGGTGAGAGCTTGTTGTTCTTGTTGAACCGCATTTCGACGTTGGGTTTCAGCCACCTCAGCGTCGACCTTCGCTCGCTCTTGTTGAAGAGTGAACCGGGTCAGGTCCCGAATATACTGCGGGTCAAATTCACCAAGGGCATAGACGGGATTACCATCTTTGTCTGTGGCGTCCGGTACAGGCTCAGACGCAGTTGCTTGAGCGACTGGATTGGCACTTACCGGATTCTTTAGTTTCTCAACCTCTGCGCGAAGTTCGGCAAGCTGACGCTCACTCTCACGCTTCAGTTCCTCACGTTGTCGTACAACCTCATCGATTCGGTCTTGGACGGTCTTCTTCTTAGGTGCTTCTTTCACCTCTTCCTGAAGCTCGGCCTCGTCCTCTTCGTCAGTTTGAGCTTCTGCTTCAACTGGAGTTTCGTCAACCGGACCCTGTTCCGCCTCTACCTTGGTCGGGGTAGACTCAGCGGGCTTCTGACCAAAGAAGCCAGCACTGAAAGCGTCAAGATCGTCAGAGTTGTCGAATTGGACTTCAGTCGTAGTTTCGGTCTCACTCATAGGGAATTTGCGGTCCTTTAACCGTTGCTCTTCCGGGGTGCAGCCTTTTTCGTCCCGCCGGATGAAGCGGTAGCGGGACGGGCCGAAGCGGCTTTCATTGCAACCTCATGCTGATTAGTAGCTTGTTGAGCTTGCAAAGATAGTTTTTGGTGTTCAAGACCAAGTTTGGCATGATCCATAACGATTGAATGTTCCAGTTGGGCACGTTGGATGTCGTGCTCGTCAACCGTCTTAGCGCCCTCTAGAAGCGTTTCCAGAGCCGTGTAGTCGGCAGGGGACTCGGTACCGCGATCCTGGTTGAGGGCCGCCATACGCTTCGTCTCAGCCTCGTACGACTGGATTTCCAGCTTCTTGAAGTCGAGAGTCTTGTCCAACTTGAGCTGGGTGTTCTCTTGTTGCAGTTGTTGCAGGGCTTGCTGCATTTGCTGCACGACTTGCGGCGGGATCGGCGGGGGTCCACCGTTCTCTTTTTGCTGTTCAGGCGTCAGGAAGGACGGGTTCATCGTCTTTTGGATACGAGCAGACAGTTCATCTGCACCAGGCCAGTCTTGGGCCTTAACAACGATGTCACCGGCAATTTCCATGAGCTGGGGCCACACTTGGATGGCGTCCATCATGGCTTCAGCGGCCGCTTCCCGACGGGTCGTGTAAGACGTCCCGGTGGTGAGGGCCACATCGAACATACCGACAGACAGATCCACGGAATTAGGGTCCATCGGGTCGTTGATGCGCTGAAATTTGATCGCTTCGTCCTTGCCGATCAGGCGAATAACCCGGGTACCGTCGTAGATGATCGGAATAAGCTGATTTACAACGTCACCGGCCTCTAGAAGGGCTGCGTCCGAGTTGTCGTAGTACGTCTGGCTGGCAATGTCCCCTTCGTGTTGACGATTCATGATCGCCTTACCGGAGGTTTCATTAGACCGGATACCTAGAGACGCGTCTTGAATGCCGGAGACGTCCTTCATGTCCTGCGTATTCATCTGCACTTCTTGGAAGATGGCAGATTGAGGCGCTGGAGGCTCGATACGCTGGATATTCTGGCCAATAATGGCCTCATCATTGACAATCAGCAAAGGATCACGAGTAAGGTGAGCCTTTCGGAACGACTCTTGTCGCCCTTCGATGGCTGATTGGGTGGCCAACCATTGAGCCTTCGGGGCATAACCCAGTTGCTCAGCCGCGATAGACCGCCAGAAGTTCTTCAAGCGGCTCGGGTCCTTCATGAAACGGACCAGACCATACCGTACACGACGACCGGCGATGTTGACAATCCGCCCAGACATCCGAATGATGGGGAGGCGGTTCAATTTGTACTCGTACGGGCCGGCCAGAATGCACCAACCAGTGCAGTAGTGCATCTGAGCATACCGACACCAAACTACCCGTTGCTTCTGAACGGGGCCATGCTTCTGAATTAGATCGTCGATATTGTCATCATTACCGATCTCAAGCATCTTACCGTCTTCAAAGAGGGCAAGCAGCTTCTCACGCTCAATCATGCGCCAGTATTCGGTCACCCGATAGCTTTCCTGGTCATACCAGCCGGCCATCGTCACCCGATCGATCTTGTCAACCTCTAGGAGGTTCGACCCGCCGGCAGCTTGGGGCCACTTGCGAGTGAATTCGTCTTTTGGGATACGGTCGTCAACGAAGACGCGCTTGGCATCACGCCCGGTGGGGTCGACAGAGAACCGATCCCAGACTGTGGCCATAACATCTTCAATGGGTTCAATACAGATGTCTTGGTCAAATACGTCGTCCCTCGCATACTTCACTGCGACTTTGAAAGCGCCATCGCCGCATTGGATCATAGACTCAAAAGCTTGGTCGTATGACCTGTCAGCCCTTGACTGCATCTCAATGTTGCGAACCAGATCCTCACGGACAGACGCCACATCTGTGTCGTCGTCATTAGACGCAATGACCTTGATGGCTTTACGGCTCTCCCGCCAGTCGCCCACCAGTTGTGCAGTAAACTGCGGAATGGTGTTGATGACCAGACATGGAAGATTCTTACGCTGAAGGAGGACTACAGGATCCCACTGCTCACCAGCAGAGAAACGCAGGTCGTCCATTGCTTCATAACGATTGATACGATCGAAGTCCACGTCATGCTGGTATTGAGCCCGCATGTCTTGGATGAATTCTTCTGCAGACTCGAAGCCTTCCGGAACATAGTCTTTAGCGACTGGTTCCACATCAATAAGATCCGGACGACGGAGATTTTGCTTCGCCTTTGAGACCTTCTTGTGGTTGAGGCCGTCTGTGTCTGCTGCTTCTTCAGTCATACTGAGTCAGATTACCTATATGAATAATACCCAAGATCTTCTGGGCATAACTGGGATCGGTAGCATAATGTTGGGCCATGAGGGTCACAAACTTGGTGACGTCTGGCAGAGCAGCAATGGCAGATTGATACACTGGATTGTGGGTCAACAGAAGTGCATGAGCCAGGAATGCAATATTCAGATTGGGGTAGATGGCGAACGGCTGGCTTTCGTGGATCACCTTACCATTGATAACTTCCGTGGTCGGAGATGAGACACCACCACCATGAAATGCCTTGATGCCAAATGGATTATTAGAACCAGGTGGCATATGTTGACCCCAACCAGATTCCAAGCCGAACTGAGCTAATGACACAGAACTTGGAATACCGGTTTGGTCTTGAGCAGTCTTTGCGGCTGCAATCCAGGTCGGATCAAGATTCATATAGCCATCCATCCGTTGGGAACTTCGCGGTCATTCCAGTCGATCGCATACGACTCTTTTTCCTGATCTGGACCGAGACCCTTCGTGGTTAGACGACGACCAGTGATCTTATCGAAGATCTTAGTCAGACCCCAAACCAGAGCATCAACCCTGTCAGGACTGCCATTGCTAGCATTTCGAACATAATCAACGCTGAACAAACACATCTGGTCTTCCAGAATGTCGAAGTGGCCACAGTGATGAATACGTCCTTGCTCATAAAGAGCACTGATCGGTTCTGCACGAACTACCTTTCCGCGCGTTGCTGTGACCAGTTCAACCGGAACTGATCGATCCACGGCCTTCAATGTACTTTCGACCATCAGACCACCTTGGTTCTTTTCGGCGATGATCTTGTCTGCAGACCAGAAACGGTAGAGACTTACAGCCTTTCGAGCCCAGTCTTCAGGGTTTCCTCGACAACTGCCATCTGCGAGAATGTATCCTCGGGCATACCCCTCGGCGTCTCTAGCAAGACCAACCACAACGATCCCGTGTTCGTCGCTGTCTTCCGTATTGGTGACAGCAGGGTCAACGGCCACATATACCCGTTCCAGATCTTTTGGAACTTCTGTGAGACGACATGCATCAATGATGTCACGGTTCCAGAGGGCTCCGGGGATGTCAGTAAGGATTTCACCGGCCAGTTCCTGCCGACCAAGGCGTGTCCCACCATATCTTTCGTACAGTTGCTTTACAGTGTTTGCAGCTAGGTTTGCTTGGTTGTCCAGTGTAGCGCCACGAGTTACCACAGTGTCGGCATCTGCCATAAGACGCTTGATAAGTGGTAACGGTCTGGGGGTCGTGGTCACGAGTGCTCGTGGGTGTTCTCCGAGACGAAGGCCGAACTGAAGTTGATCCCAAGTTTCCTGCATGTAGCGGAACTTAGCCAACTCATCAACCCAAGCGAGACCATGCTGCGGGCCTCGAAGTTGGTCCGGTTCCGTCGCGTTGTATACCCAGGCTTGGACACCATTAGGCCACTCTAGTCGTCGATTGGTGGGTGACCATTCGGGGCGGAAGTCTTTCGGGTGGCAGGCAAGGATGCCGCTGTCACCAAGGACCATAACATCTCTCGCGTCAGCGGCGGTTTCTGCGACAAGTGCGATCCGCTTGACCCCGGTTGGACTGGCCTCAAGCGGCGTGCGACCACAGACATTCTCCCGAATCCATTCCGATCCCATGCGCGTCTTGCCGAAGCCACGTCCCGCCAGAACCATCCAGGTGTTCCAGATGCCGGGCGGTTGCAGTTGGTTCGGACGTGCCCAGAAGTTCCAGTGCCACTTAAGTTCCGCTAGTTCCGCTTCGGAAAGGGACGACAGTAGATTCGTCCGGTCCGTCTCGTTTAACGAGGCGAGATATTCGGCTGGTGAAGTCTGCAACTGTTTCTTTTCTTTCTTGTTCGATACGGATCGCCTCGCCGTCGGCACCAGTTACTTCCTGGCGTTCCTTCCAGAGGGCGATCGCTTTACCGGCCAGTTCGATAGCCCGGAGTCGATCGGTTGTCTTTTCTGCTTCAGTCGCATCTTCGATAATGGTGATCAGTTTGGCGATCAGATAATCAGCAGTCAGTTCGGCCTTCTTTTCCGCCTTCTCAGAACGCCTGTCGAGACGCCGCTGAATCTCTTCGATGACCAGCGGGTGGTTCATCAGTTCGGCGTACGTCTGGTGGGTGGACGTTTTAGTCTTGCATTCGTAGAGGGACAGGCGAATGGCTTCCAGGCCGTTGCCCTTGGCTTCGCCTACGTATGCGTCGATGAATGAACGCATCTTAGGGGTCAACCTAATCTTACGCTTCGCTCCGCCTTCTTTGATAGACACATACGGCAATGTAGTTAATCCTTTATCCTATGTCACCATTATACCACAATCAAATATGAAAGTCAATAAGCGTGGCCGCCCCCGGCGTGGGCGTTATTTCAGACAACAGAAGATACAATCCCCCTTAAATGCTCCCCATCTAATGTACTTATTTGTAACTGTAAATCTTGAACATACGAAGTCTAATATGTTTTATTTGTAACTGTAAATCTTGAACATACGAAGTCTAATATGTTTTATTTGTAACTGTAAATCTTGAACATACGAAGTCTAATATGTTTTATTTGTAACTGTAAATCATGTTATCATTTAATGATTAACAAT